TCGACGTTGGTCTGGCCAACTGGAGCCAGAGTAGCGAACGAGAACCACTGCGGCTGTCCACTGAGGAACGAACCGGCCTTGTAGTTGCCATTTACTTGATCAGTCATTTTTTCTCTCCTAAGAGTTAATGCAAAACTGCTTTGCTAAGATTATTTATACCAACAGCGCATTCACTTGCGCTTACGGGGCTTTTTGCGCGGCTTAGGTTCTTCCACTGGTATGTATCCAAATAAACTGGGTCTGTGATTCACAGCACCCATGGGATTGGCCACACTTGCTATGCTACCAGCTGAGGTAGATCCACCGCTTGCGCTTTCTATTATGTCAACAAACTTGTCGTTCTCTGGGGCTATGTCTCTGATTTTCATACTCGTGCTTTCTTTAATAGATGATCTGCTGCTGCTATACCCGCAGCTATGGCTAGGCCCTTGATGAATCCAAACCCACCAGACTTCTTATTAGCTGCAACTGCAGTAACCCCACAGTCCTTACCAGTCTCTGGATCACACACGTCTGTCAATTCATAGTTGTTTACGCTAGCAACATGTTGTAGCTGCTGTATGATGTCACCTTGCTGTGCTTTGTATCGTAACGCTTGCAGCAGTCGAGTCACTGTTAGTTTCTTTTGTTCGCTGTCTAGGTGTCCAGTGTTCCATTCGCTGGCCAATCGCCTCACACTGCGATAATTGCTGTTGGTGATATGCAACTGTTGCTCAAGCAACATCAGCAACCGCTTGGCCACAGTACCGTCGTAATGCGCCTGCGACATCTGTGTCAGCAGTTGCTTTGCAGTTGATCCATTAAAATGCACTTCATTCCAAAACAGTTCGTTAGCATCTGGGTGGTTGAGCTGCTGTGCAGTGGGGCTATCGTGGTCGCGCAGCACATTGAGAAACTGATACAGATCGGTGTTCTGTGGATCAGTGTGTTCAAATCCAGCATGTCGCATGGTCTGCTTGGCATATTGACGTGCAAATGGTGCAGTTTCATATTCACTGCGCATTATATGAAGTGCTACCATGTACAAGAATGCTAGCTCTGACATGTCTTTAGCATTGAAATTGCTAGGTCTTTTAGCCCGCAATAGCTTGTTTTCTTCTAATGAATTGATCAGAGACATCTTCATGCAACCGGATCTTTCTTCATGAAGTGCGGTCTGTTTACTAACTTGATCTTGCCACTAGGCGTGTCGGCCACGTAACCTTCGTGTCCAGGTACATCTCTGAGTTCAGCTTTAACTGTATTACCCACTTGAGTATCAACGCTGCGGCGCAGTATGTCCTTGAGCTTGGTCAATTGATCTGCTACCATCCACGCAGCGCCATATCCCTTGGGATTCTCATTAATCCAGGTTAGCACGTTCTCACGCTTGCGATCACTCAACCCGCTGCTGTCGCTCTTTATCCAGTCTATGAAACCATTGGTTGCATCGCCAAGACCTTGCGTGCCAGAGTAGGCCCTGCTGTTCACATACTTTTTCATCAGTTCTGGTAGATTGGTCAGCTGCCTAGTGCTGAGATTGCTTGAATTGAGGAAACGGTCTATGCTGGCAGCATTGCTATCAATGAATTTTCTAACTGTATCAGTCATAGCAGCGGGTAATGGCATTTGCTCGAGATCAGTTATCTCCGGGCCCATTATTACCAAACCGGGAACTTCAGACAGCCCACTACTGGAAATATCTCCTATAGCACGCGGTTCTTCATCTTCCTTGCTATCAAATCTGCTGTGCACCACTATACCTGCACGGCTCTTGCCTATGCGCTTGCCTACTGGACTATCAACTGGTATGCGGTAAGTGACTTTGTTTGGCTTGAACACATAATGACCATCTACCACAGGCGGTGTAGCAGTCCACAGCACATCACCTTGTAGGTATTCGTGTTTGTTAGCGGGTACTGCACGCTCTAGCATGTTGTATAGCCCTGCTATGCTGCTGGCATAGTCTTGCCTGCCAGGATCATTGGGCTTGCGCATGAACAGCATACTGTCAAGATCACTAGCACTGCGAGGCATGCCGCCCGGCTTCTTGCTGCGAAAGCCAGTGTTGTCTGTGAGAGTAAAACCTTCTGCATCACGCCCAAACACTAGTGCAGGACTACCATCCCACTTAATAGTTACGGTGTGCGGTTGCTCAGCAGCGTGTATGATAGCACTGAGGGCACGCTTTGCCCCAGACGACCCTTCATCAAACACTAGGTCTTCTGGATGATCGATTCGTGCTTTGGCTTCTGTTATGAACCAGCGCTGAGGTATGATGATGTCACTGTGTCTCACTGCTTGCGCCTTTGCTCTGCAACCTGCCTGGCAGGTGCTGCTACTGGTGCTGCCATGGGTGTAACTGCAGGTTTGGCAGGCGCTGCCGGTGCAGCTGGAGCAGCTGGAGTAGCTGCTGGTTGAGCAGGGGTAATTGGCTTCTTAGCACTAACAATACCGGCAATGAGTTTTAGATCTTGCATTATAGCAACGCGAGCATTTGGTTTTTGCTTAGCAACTGCTAATGCAATCTGCTGTATGATGTTTGGATGAGCCGAACGTATAGCTTCTGTGATATTCTGCGCCTTGAGGATATCTATAACTTGTCTTGCTTGTGCTGGTTTCAGTTTAGCTATCTCGCTACGTATTCCCTGTGCAGAACTAAGAATCTGTTGACGCTCTTGCCATATAATCTCTCGTAGATATGCTTCGGCAGCAGCTTTGCCTTCTTTGCGTAGCTTGGCGTTAACTTCTTTATCTAGTGCGACATCGCCGGTCTTAATAGCAGGCGCTTGTGTCTGCGCTGCAGTAGGTGCTGTTGTGCTAGGTGCTGTTGTGCTAGGTGCTGTTGTGCTAGGTGCTGCCGGTGCTGTTGTGTTAGGTGCTGTTGTGCTAGTTGCTGCCGGTGCTTGTGATTTGGCTTGACTTGTAGTTCTAGCATCTTTTGCAGCTATAGCAGGCAGCGGAATCCCCCATTTGTCAAACATAGACTTAATCTGGTCATAGCTATATCCGGCTTTCTTCTGTGCTAGATATAAACCTTCGTCAGTAAGAGTGGGTTCAGCTTCTAGCAATACCTGCAATGCATAGTTTATCGCAACAGATTCTACAACATTTTTTAACAACATAGATGAATCTTGCTCATTGCCCGTCATTTTGCCCATTTGGGCAGCACCGGCAATATCGCGATCAAAGCCTATGGCAGCATTTGGATTTTCGAGACCAACAAACGCTTTCTCAATCTCAGCTGTTCCACCTGTAAATGTTCCGTTGCTATTGTTACCTACAGCCTTATTAATCAGCCCCACAAGTTCATCTTTGTCACTCTGTTGCCAACTGGGATCTGTGTTGGCATCGTGTTTTATCAAATCGTTAATAGCTGCATTGAAACTATTATGATCGGTTATTTTACCAGCTTTGATCATTTTCTTGAGGGCATCTAACATCTCTTCTGGACCATCGTAAGTTTCGGGCTCTGAGATGTTATCAGCTACAGCAGTACCGGTGTTACCGAGCAGTGCGTGACCAAGTTGCCCTATAGTACTAGCAGCTAATCCGCCAATTGCACCAGCTGCCAGTCCCATAGCAGCACCTTTGGCGCCTGCCTTGGCTGCTGATTTCCAATCTTGTCCAGCCATTTTAGCTCTTGCAATGCTAGCTAATCCGCCTGCTACTGCTCCTGCTGCCTGAGGACTAGCTGTAGCTAACAATGTAGCTGCGCCAGCAGCACCAGATAGTGCAACCAATGCCAGTTGTTGTAAATCTGGATTCTTGATAGCAGTTTGTGCAAGTTTTAGCCATTCTTTCTTAGCGGCTGCATCTTTAACTGCTGCGAGTGCAGCCTTTGCTTTGTCAGCAAATCCTTTAACAGGTTTGCTGTTCTCAGCATCTGGTATCTTGTCGTAGAATTGATGCTGTAACTTCTCTGGTACTACATCAGTTAAACTCGCAGCAGTTGGTTTCCCAGCAGGTTTCATCGCACTGAAGTCTGCCATGATCTTTGAATAGGTAGTTGGATCAATAGCAGTTGCTTCAGTTAATCTAGTCGCATATAAGCTGTTATTCAACCAAGCCTTGTACGGTCTGACAAACGTATCTCGCATCTCAGTGAGTCGGTGCAGTGTCGTTGCATCAGTATCGTATGCTAACGATTCAAATAATTCATCTCTAAATTCATGCGCTTTCATGCCACACCTGCCAATTGTTGAAGCGCTTTTTGCGCCATAGCAATGCGATTGTTAGAACTCTGTATAGTTGCAGCACTACCACCTGCTGCTCCACCTGCTGCTCCACCTGCTGCTCCACCTGCTGCTCCACCTGCTGCTGCACCTGCTGCACCTGCTGCTGCGCCTGCTCCGCCTGCTCCGCCTGCTGCTCCCTGCGGGGCTCGCGCACCACCATTGAGATTCTCAATTTCCATCTTGCGTAATGCAGCAATGCTTACAAGCTTGTCTATCAGTACTTCTGCTAGTTTAGGATCGGTTACATTCCAAACACTTTGTATTGTACTATCATCTGAATTTAGATCAGCTGCTTTTAATCCAGGCGGAGTTGGGATGCGTAATTTTTTATTTTTACCAAGTGCAGTTAGTATCCCCTGTATCTCTGCAGGTGGTAGTTTCATCGCTCCGGTAGTCATGAATAGATATAACGCCCTGGTTGGTAATTGATGCAATGTTTTAGCGGTTATAGGGTTGTCATCTTCATCTTTGTAACGTCCTGCTAGTCGCATCATATCGTTAACAAACTTAGCTACGTATCTGTTCATCTCGCGTTCGCCGCCGGCCATGCTGCCAGTGTTACCAGGTACAACACTGCGCAGCCAGGTACCTAGTCCTGCCCAAATCTCGTCTAATTCTTGTTGGCTATCTGGTGCATACTCACTTAGTTTCATGGCCGGCTCCCCGCAATTCCTTGATCTTCCTGCCAAACTTGCGTTGATCCTCGCTTATTATGCTGCGATGCAATCGCTTGATCAGATCCTGCGCATCTTCTTCTGAATAGCTTTCTCGGATCAGCTGTACTAGATTGATTGCACTGGCTATGATATGGCTGGCACGACTTTCTATGACAGTGTGCTTGCTTTTGGCAGGCACGAACTTGTCTAACTCATCAATGAAGCTGTTGATCTTTTCAGCCATGGTGATCCTCTTGGTATGCCAAGTATTTAGCTAGTGTCACAGCAGTGATAAATACCATTTACAACTGGCACGGAGACCGTCTATGAATATCACACTGCAATCAGACGCTATGCGAGAATTGATGCGTCGCCTTGCTGAAGCAGAAGCCGATGGTGCTAGCATATTAGGTGGCGATGCAGCTGAGCCAGAGCCAGCAGCACCAGAAGCAGGCAGCATAGACCAAGCACAAGACGACACTGATATAGAAGATATCATGACAGAACCCAAGCAGCCAAACCAGGGTACGATATCAGTAGAAACCCTAGCTAACGATCTAGGCATGGATAATACTGCACTGTTTAAACAGGCATTTAACCAGTTGCGAGCTGGCAGTGAACCATCTGATCCAGACCAGATACGCGAGCTGGCAGCTGCATTCACCAAGCTGATGAGCACAGATACCAGCACTGCACAGCGGGTGGTCAACAGGCTAAGAACCATCTATCGCAAACCCGCACCGGGCACACCTAGCGCCTGATCAAGTTAGTTAAGCTGCTCAGCTGAGACAGGCTTTTGTTGAGATCAACATTGGGCCTCGACGCAGCCGGAGTATTGCTTTCGTCTACTGGATTACCGCCTGTGTTCTTCCTGCGCAGTGCTGTAAACACATCTGCTCCGGCACCGCCGCCCTGTAGCATGCTCTGTTGTTCCTCATCCAAGTCGAATATCTTCAGCGTGTTCTGATCAAATCCCAAGTATACCTTGCTGCCGACACCGCTAGAACTACGTGTTTTCAAGAACTGTATCTGGTACTGTCCACGTTCTTTCATTGCAGCACTAGCAAAGATCGATATCACGTTGTCTGCTGTCTGGATCTTGCTGATACCACCCGAGATCATGCTGTGATCGTGTTCTTGTTCCTGTGTTGCTGATCTATTCAGCTGACTTGCAGTCACACATACCATGTTGCGCTCAACAGCTAGACCTCTGAGTTCCTCAGTGACAAACTTGTCCTTGATGAACAAGTCGCTTGGATTGACCTTCTTGTTGTTTGGATACAGCAGATCCAAGTAATCCACTACCATGACATCGCACCGCTTCTGCGTTTCAATCTCATAGTTCTTGAGATATGCTTTGATATCGTTCACTGTGCTGCCCTGCGGCAGTTGTCGCACATGCATCAAACCGCTCTTGCGCTGTGCTGCTTTGATCTTTAGCTCAACCGTGTCTAGATTGCGGAAGATCTCTTTGGTACCAATGTCAGTGAGCATGCTATCTATGCGCATGCTGGTTAGCCCTTCGCTGAGTTCCAGCGTGATATAAACCACATTCAATCCATTGCGTGCCATGTTCAAGCTCATGTTCTGCAAGAACAAGCTCTTGCCCACACCGGATCCTGCACACCAGATGGTGATCTCCCCTCGATTGATGCCGCCATACAGCTTGTCATCAACCGTCTTCCATCCAGTGGTAACCTGCCCATTGCGGTCCTTGATCTTGAGCAGACGCGCTCTCGGATCATCAAAGTAGTCAGTACCAATGTCACTTTGCAAGCTGACCAAGATAGCTTCCCTGACCAGCTTCTCAACTTCGCCATAGTTGCCCTTGTCAATGAGATCAGCTGACGCCAATACTGCATCTGCTAGTGCACGATTCTTGCAAAACTCTTCGATCTCGTCAAGAAACGCATCTTGGTGGCCTGGACTGATCTCGTCAATCCTGGCAAATTCCAATCCAGTCTCTGCATTGACCTGTTCAATCTTTGGCAGCACACGATATTCTTCAGCATGCTTGAGCATGTAACGCACAGCAGGGCGCAGCTTGTTGACAAAGTACTTAGGATTCACTATGTTGACGCAGCGAGTGAATATGTCTTCGCTGCTCAGTAGCACGCTGATCAACAGCTTTTGCTTGTCCTCGCCATAATCCTTGATGTCTTCTTTGTCGTCATTACCAAACCTATCAGCCATGCACATCCATCCTTACTATATCTTCTTCTACGCAGTCGTCGCCATATTGTATCTCAATAATCTTCAATGGATCATTGGTCTCATTGGCCAACTGGTGCCAATCTCCCTTGCGGATCCACAAGGAGTCGTTCACATTGTAATGGCCTAATAGGTCTAAGTCACTGCTGATATCCAACGTATATACAGTAGCAGTACCCTGCGACACGAACCAGAATTCTGATCGCTTGTTGTGACGCTGCATGCTTAGAGATTGACCTGGTTCGACGGTTAGCTCCTTGAGCTTGACTGCGCGGCCTTCTTGGTGTAGTACGCGGTAGTAGCCCCAGGCTCGCGCAGTCTTAGGACTCTTCCATTCCTGCAGTATCCAGCTGCTGCTGTTGGCTTTGTCCGCGCCTCCTACTCCCATGGCAAATTTAATCAGGTCGTCTTCCCAGGCCATGCGCATCTCCGGTGTGTTTTTGTTGCTTCTGTCGCCGCCGTTGGCAAATATGATCTCTGCACTGGGCCATTGCTCTCTCACCTTGCGTATGGCATCGCAACTGCTGTCATCCGAATCGTCATAGCCGTCAAGCACATGATCAACTTGTTTTAAACTAGAAACGATCGCACGGCGTTCGTCAAACGACATGAACGGTTGCGACTTTTTCCTGGTCAACCAGGCATCGCTGTTCAATCCAATCACCAGCATGTCGCCAAGGCTGCGTGCTTCGGTAAAATACTTGATATGTCCACTGTGTACGGGGTCAAAAGCCGCCGGTACATAAAACGATTTTCATGCACCCACCTCCATTTCTGTTAAATGTGTCTACCCGGAATATATCCGGTTGGTTTATCTTGGTCATTTAAACATCTTCCTCTTTGTTCCTATCTGCAATGCACTATTGGTCCTACTTTCTATTATTGTACGTAGGGTAAACAATTTTCCATATCTACAACTGGCATCAGCTGCGTCTTTAATGTCATCTTCCCAGTCAGGAAAGCTGACCTGCCATCCTTGATCCAATGCAATATCTATCAGACCTTGGTTATTCCGCTGTCTGTCGGGTAATACGATGATTTCTCTATTGGTGCTGGTTAACCAACTCAACTGTTGTTTACTTAATTTACTACCCAATGCAGCAACACCGTCTATGGCTATCGCATCAAATGGACCTTCTACCAATATGATGTATTTACGGTTACCGCGAGTTATAGCATCACAATTAAAAAGGTACCCAGGCTGTAGATCACTATTGTAGTATCTGGGAGTGCCGCTTGGCGGTGTACCAGCATATCTAGCAGTCCATCCAACGATCTTGTCTCTGTAATAGAACGGTATGATGATGCGCTGGTCCAAGTTCCACTTGGTGCTGGGGGTCCAATGATAGTCCCAGCCTTCGCCTACAGCAACACCTCTGCTAGCGAGATAATCCACGCACATACCAAATTGTTCAGCGAGTTCATCATCTTCCATCACGACCTGTATCGGGCGTGCGTTCTCTGGCAGCGCTACTTCCTTGAACTCGCGCAAAAAGTTAAGCTCGTTATGATCAGACACCGCAGTAACGCCATCTAGCTTGTTCTGCAGTACTTCTAGCTTGACACGTCGGATGTCTTCTGTGGGAATGCCCATCCAGTCCATGAGATTTTCAAAGTTACGACTGATGTTGACGTTGTCAAACACGGTCTTGAACCCACAGTTGTAACAGTTGTAAGCTATGTAACCATCTGGCAATATCAACATGTTACCACGCATGCGAGTATCGTGCTTGTGTCCGCGATGGCTGCAGCAGGGTGCATTGAACATAAGCCAGCCGCGAGGACTGGTCTTACGCTTCTGCGGTAGATTATCTGCTACTAGTTGATGCATCAGAGCCATGCTAGAGTATAGCGTAGCCTGCGTTTTATCACAAGTGATTTAGCTCTTGTAGAGTATTTTGTGGAACACGCCGTCGTTGACGATCAGCTGTGCAAACTCGTCCACGCTGATCGGGCTGTCAATACCGCTCCAAACAGGGATATAGCCAAATCTAACCCAATATGCATTGAGATCAAAGTTAAACAGTGTAGGTGTTAATCCATCATTGTTGAGGTAGGTAAACGTGTACATGGGATCTGGTCCTGGGACCAATGGTATGAAAAACCATTCGCTGGGCATTGGACTGTTGTTGGTTAAACTAGCCTGTATGAAGAACTTGCCGAGGAAACGAGTCTGATACACTGCAACAGTGTGCATGCCATTAGCACGCTGTGTCTGTGCATCACCAGGGAATGCACCAGTTAGGAATGCCAAGTCGTCGTTGTTGCCAATTGGAGTCTGAGTAAACTGTGCAGCTTCTACTTCAACTGCGGGTACCATGGTGCGCAGCACGCCGTCAAACAGTTCAAAATGTCCAACACCAGACTGATTTATGTCAGTGTAGTACAGCTGTGCTATGCCATTAACGTTGGTGTTTTGTATGCTGTAGTTGTAATAGCCTGCAGGTAGATCTTCTACTTCACCCGGATCCAGCGTGAGTTTAGCTTTGCCCTGCAGAGGTACTGTAACTTCCACTCGCTTGGTCAAGACTATCTCGTTAGTAGCTCTAGTGCTAACAAACGCTTCCAGTTCAACACCGACCAAGTTGATTGGGCGCCGTTCGTTGTTACGTATGACAAAATCTATGGTATTTGTAACGCCCTTGTAGAGCTTAGTATCATAAATGGTCATGGGCCAATTCACCAGTTGGGGGTTCTGATCGAACTGTAGGAGTTGCACGTATTCCTTGAAGCTGTAGAGGAAGACCGTTGGCATAGGATCCTGACATTATTTCCAATCAATGTTTTATATTTATAAATACCTTTGTACACAAACAGGACCAATATGTCAGATACCAAGCAGGTGCTGCAAGAAAAGTTTCCTTTTCTAACAATAATAAAGCATTTAGATAAAGAATATCTAGGAATCGTACAGCACGCCGACAATCAATTCATACATATCTATGTGATGGATCACACCTTCACCGATCAGATGAAGGTGTCTTTCTTGAGCTGCGGCGATACTTGGTGGTGGGAAAGCAACAGGCAGATACCCATCAACATGTTCGTGCGAGAAAAATTCGCAAAGTTCAAAACATACTTGCGCATATTCAGCATGAAGGAAACGGAGATCATCCAAGGTCCAGTGGTCAATCTCCGTGATCTGATGAACAAACGTGTCAAACGTCGGACCATACAGCTAGTCAAGCACGCTTAGTCGCCTAGCGTGCTAACCGTGACGCGAGCACGCACGGTGCCGTCTTTGTTCACATGGACCTTGAGCGGCTTGAGAGCAGCTTTGCGCGCCTTGGCATCAGCTTTTTCTTTGTCGTCGCCCCACTTTTCAAAGTCGTTGTGGCTAAACGCAAACATGGTAGCATCGCCAGCTTCTGCGATTCGCACAAAGCTGGTAAACTCTGTGTCCTTGCCTTCTGTGTGTTCTGCTTCAGTCCACACGTTCACAGCACCAGTGAGGTTCTCTAGTGTGTCCCAGATCTTGCTGATCAATGCAGGCGTAGCTTGGGGATTACGAAACAGATACCCAGTCTTGAGCTTGGTATCCAGCCGGTCAATTGGATCATATTGCAGATCAGTACCAGCTTCGTGAACAGTGTCGCCATCAACTAATTGAACGGTCTTACCGAACATATCACCTACGGTTTGGAATGTTAGCTTTTTACGTGCCATGTGGATGCTCCTCTTGATTGCTTATAATAGCACAGTTCTGTTATTGTTCAAGCAAAATCTGCGCATGCACATAGACCAAAACTGCATAAGAAATAGCGTGAGCGTGTTTGAAACTGTATGCGTCGTCGTCGGTCTTGACCCAGATCTCATCGCGTATGCTGTCAAAACCCTGCTGCTCACACACGCTTTGCAAGTGCTTCTTGCCAGGACGTATCAGCGCTAGTATCATGGCTATGTGTGCTATGCTGGTTGGTTTAAGCCTGGCACAAAGATCGCCATAGTTACCAAGATGAAACAGTCGGCTCACAAAACTGGGATCACAAAACACTGCCCAGTCTATAGGTCGCTCCATGAGATCTAGCAAGTGTGCTTCGTTGCGCACATGCTCATACACGCCCACGTTCAGCATGTCTATCTTGAAGAACCCAGCAGCGTCTGCAGCATTGTAATCTAAGCTGCACAATCCAGTGATCGGATCGGTTGGCACAGCATGGAAATACACGCCAGTGTTGTGCTTGACAATCTTGCTGTCTTTGATGATGCTGGCAGGTGTGTGTCGCAGGCTAGCAAGTGCAGCATCTCTGTGCGCAAAATCTATGTCAATGTCGCCGCGGTTCAGCATTGCAGATCCTATTGTCTATCAATCTTGCCGTCAAGCTGTCTCTGTAGCTGTGCAGTTTCAGCACGTCGACTGCGCATGCTGTTGTGGAGACGGCTTATCTCATTGCGTAGATCGTTTATCTCTTGTTCTGTTCGGATCAAGCGATTTTCCAGCATGGCAACATATCCCGGGTCTACCGTGCGCACTCGAGCTCCGTTCACTTCAAATTCAACAAGCCCGCCTGTGTTAGTAACCACTCGCTTGACCTGTTGCGTTACCTCTGGTGCATCGCTGTCGTCTGCGCCATACATGTCTGTGATCTCTGCCATCATAATCCTGCTTTCTTTAGCGTGTCCTTGACAAAGGTAGCACCTTCCTTGTCAGCCTTGAGTTTCAGTGTCCACTGTGCCGTGGGTGCCATAGCAAATATCATGCCTATCTGCTCTGGTGTACAGCGCTTGAGAGCGTCTTCGGCACTGTTAGAATTATATAGCACCCAAGGACTAATACGACCAGTCTTGATCCAATTTGTCATCTGATTGGTATTAACTTCTCTGAAGAAGTCATACCAAGGTAGTTCGTGCTGTTGGCTCCATTCCCGCATCAGCACGATACCGCGCTCCAATGCTTGCTCTGGCTGTTCTGTGCGTATGAGATCCTTGACATATTCTTCATACACTGTGTCATGTGTCCACTTGTCAATGGGCAGGTTGTGCTTGATCACATAGTCAATGAAGCGTGTGGGTTCTGGCGCAGCAGTATCCAGCAAGTGCCTGGCAAACTTGCTGAATGCCAGATAATACTTGCTGTCAATGAATTCTTTATAGGTCTTCTTGCTCTTGTTGCCAGCCAGCTGATTGTTGAGTTCATAAAAGCGTGCCCATGCCATGAAAGCTATGCGACCCTGCGGCTGGTCCTTCTGGAACCAACGACGCTTCTTTTCACAGATATGGTTGATCAGCCTGAGCTCATCGCTGAACTCGCGCTTGCAGAACTCACAGCGACACTGCTTAGGAATCACGCTCCAGCTTTTTGCCATCTTCAACCAATTCCTTTATCTCTGCATCGCTGAGCCCAGCATCCTTGCCCAGCTGCTTGAGAGTGTCTTTGTTATGCTGACTCTTTAACAGCGCCAGCTCTTGGGTGTTCATGCTAGGATGTAACCCCATCAAGAACTCGTCAACCACTTTGGTCTTGCTTTTGGCATTCTTAGCGCCAACGTAGGGCCTATACTGCTTGCGGCCTGTGCCAGCCAGACACATCAGCTTGTGCTGCAGTTCTGGATGCTTGCCCAAGCTAAAGAATCCAAGATTGACCAAATCATTGGTTGCTAGCACTGCATAGCCCTGTATCGGACTCTGCGGACTCAGGCTACTCATGTAGCGCATCAACAAGAATGGGCTGTAGCCCTTGCGTTCCTCGTCTGTGAGGCGGTCATAAAAGCCCAGATCTCGGTTGTCCAACGCCTGCAGCGTGGCATCTAAGCTTAGTTTCTGACCTGGTATGTTAGTTTTCTTTGCCATAATCTAGTATACACTGTTCAAGTTGTTTCATCAACTGGCATTTATGGTGATATAATAATACCATGGGACGCCCGTTAACAGACCGATGGATCGGAATACCTACCAGCGACGGTCCGGTTCTGATGCCTGTGATCAATAACCTTGGTCGCATAGGCCGGGGCTACATCATCAAGCAGGTTGGCAGCGATCGCTTTTTGATACAGGATGCTAGCACAGGCGAGCTGGGCGCATACAGATTGTGCGACGCTGCTGAGCCGCCCATGCCTGGACTGATGAGCATACGGTTTGAGGGCACGGTCACAGGATTTGCTATGCGCATTGCCAATGGCAAGATCAAGGACTGGCACGGCAACCATCACGAATGGAGCATCTGGGGTCCAGAATCCAACTGTGTGCACGTGGTAGACAGCAGCCTAGCTGCTAAATAATCCTGCATACGATACCACTCTACCAGATGGTTAAGCTGGCACATGTTATAACGCATATGTCACAGGACCATGATAAATAGATATGAACATTTATTACGGGGCACCACCCCGTAGGCTTAGAACGCCAGAGGAGAAAACAAATGGGACGCCCACTTAAGAAACAATACTTTGGCAACGTCACACTGAGTGGCCAAACTATCATCGGAAATGCCTGGATCAATGGCGACACAGTTGCTCGTCCAAGCTGGATTGTCAAGCAGTTGACCAGTACTAGCTATCAGTGGCTCAGTGTGGATGGACAGGGTCCGTCAACGCCAGGTCAGTGCTATCTGGTTAACGGTCCAATCACTGGCCCAGGACAGGCCAACATTGCAGTGTATCCATACAACGCAGAAGGCGGCGGCGCCACTGCTGTTGCCAACCTCGGCGTTTATTCAGCAACTGTTGATACCAGTGGAACAGGTGCTGTAACAGCAGACTACGGTGTAGGCAACGTGCTCAATATCAGCGGTGGAACATACACTACCAACCAACAGGGCAATGTCACTGTAGCCAGCGTCAAGTTGCGCACTATTGCTGCTGCCGTTGGCGGATCAAACTACACAGTTGGCGATACTTTCACAATAAGTGGCGCTGGATATGCCGCAAACGTGGTCATTGAAGTCGCCAGTGCTAGTGCGACCGGAGGTGTTGTAGGTATCAGCATAAACAACGCTGGTAGCAAAACAACCGCAGGACTTCCTGCAGATCCTGTGACGTTCACATCACAGACTGTTACAAACGTAAGCGCAACTGGTGCCACGTTCAACATTGGTTGGGGGGTCAATACTCTTACCATAGCGAATGCAGGCGATTATCGTGCGCTAGCCACTAACCCAGTCACGCTGCTTGGTAGCGGCGGCGGCGCCACTGCAAACTTGACTTATTTCGTAAGCACTGTGCAGGTAACAAACGGCGGTAGCGGCTTTGACGACACGCTAGATGGTGGCGTAGCAGCTGTAACGTTTAGCACGGGTGCTGCAACAGCCACTGGCTCAATTAACGCAGCCGGATCCGTAGACAGCGTGACGGTCACAGCTGGTGGTAGCGGATACGCTGCTATTCCCACAGTGGCTATCAATCCAAGTGTAACACCCACACTGGCTGCTGAGATCATGGACAACACTGTGAAGAACTTCATCGGTCAAACATGGAGTTGGTTACCACAGGGTTATCAGTTACCATCACAGACTTGGGCACACATCAATACACAATAACCTTTGCCTGCGTAAGAGCTGGCAGACTCAGGCGACACCCTCGGAGAACCTTAGCGATCCGGGGGTTTCGTTTGACTAAATATCTTCACGCATAGCCACTAGGAGATATCACATGGGTCGACCGCTAAAAAAGCAATACATGGGAGAATACAGACGCGCAGCCAATCTGCCTCCGCAACCAGGTCCCGCGATATTAGCCACAGCTTGGTTTCCATCACTTAATGCAGCAGGGCTGGCTTACATTAGCAAGCAAGAAGCGACTAGCACTTATGTGTTACGTAGCATCAGTAATTCTGCGGTGATCAGCGGTCCGTGCTATCTGGTTAACGGTGCAGTTACTGCGCCAGGGCAGGCTAACATCATAGTATCGCCAAGCGGTTCCTCAAACGTTTATGCCCAAGTGATTAAAGAAAACACCGTGACAGTGTTTAATGGACAAGAGTACAGTTGGACGGTTTATCCTAATCCGTTACCAGACAATACTTGGGCATACATCGACAGCCAGAGCTAAACAAGTAAGGTATTAATAGTACCCGATACTGACCCATATATCATTCATGACAACGCCGGCTTTAAGCCGGCGTTTTATTATCAAAACAGCTTGCGTATATCAAGATTCTCTGGAATCTTGCCTATGTCTTTAAGGAAGTACGCACAGTAAGGACCTTTCTTGTCACTCAAAGGCACAGCTAGCATGTGTCCGTTCTTTAGCTTGGGGAAGTACCACTTGACATCTGGCCAAATATTGATGATCTCTAGCTTTAAGAAGCCAGGCATATATCCGTTTATCGGATTGTAACAGAACACATCAAAGTCTTTATCGTTGAGATAGATCAGTGGCATGATCTCCATCTCACCGCTGTCCTTGTCTCCTATGATCACGCTCCAGTCCAATGGCATCTGCAAGCTGTATCCACCTATGCGCAGATCCACACAGGGACTGTTGAAACTTTCGAGGAATATCAAAGGTATGAAGTAGTAGTCTACATTGTTTTGATCAGAATAATCTAACACACCAAATCGCACATCATCTGCGTTATCTGGTATCTGATTTAGGTTAAAACTGATGTTATCGTTGGTCAGTATCTTCATGTTCTACCATACTTAGTGGTAGATCATCCAAAACTTTTATTAATTTGCAAGGGTTCTGTCAATTTTTTCTATGGTGAACGGATATTTGGCTTGAGTATAGAACTGCTTGCGTTTAGTTAAATGTTTTGCACTAAACTTGCAAGTGCTGGTCATGTCCCAGATCTGCACAAAGTCCTTATCATCTGCTTTGCGCAAGCCGCGCCCAATGCTTTGTATGACTCTAACAAAGCTCTTGCCTGGTTCAATTAGCACCAAGTTAAACAGCCTAGGCACGTTGATACCCACTGCTGCTACACCATATGTGGCTATCAATACTTGCCCATCGCTAATAGCGATGTTGTCATATTCAGCCTTGCGATCTTTGGTCTTAACTGCACCGCTGACAAACACGCTGTCCTTGATGATAGCTTCCAACGCCTTGCCAGTCTCAAGCCTGTCACACAGTATCAGCGTGTTGCCAGATTCTGCGATAGCTGAAATCATCGTAGACATCCACTTGATGCGATCAGTATCAGTTGTTAGAAACTTGAGCTCTTCTTGATAGTTGTTATACTTCACAGTTTCGCGAGTCTGTAGCACGTTCACATGGCACTGTGCCAACACGCCACGTTCTTGCAGTTCGTGCGCGAATAAGTCTCCAACGTTTGGTCCAACGCTGGCCAACAAGCTGATTTGATCTTGCTCTTCTTCTGGGATGGTACCAGTCAACCCCCAGCGTATAGGTATGTGGCAAAAGTTAGTAGTCAACAGCTTGGTCAGCACATCAGCCTTGGCCATGTGTGCTTCGTCAACTATAATACCCATGAGACCGTGCATGAATATCGCATGCTGATGATCATCCAGGCTATCCTTGCTCTTCTTGTCTAGCACGTTCAAACTTTGCCATGTGCAGATAGTATGTGTACGATCATATTCCTTGCGATCGCCATACAGCACACCCACATCCAATCCTAGATTGCGATAGTCAGTCTCTGTTTGTTCAACCAAGCTCTTGTTGGGAACAATCACAATGCTGCGACCATAGGGTTCTATCATAGCCGACAGTGTAGCAGTTATGAGAGTCTTGCCTGCGCCTGTAGCAACCTGCTGAACTGCTTGTAGATTTTCTACGAAAGTGTTTACTACTGCTACTTGATAGTCTCGCAACACAATTGATTGGCCAGCACGTTCGTGTCCTTTAGGCCATACCTTATGTGCATGTACATTTTCATCTACTTCATTAAGGCTGATCTCATACTGCAAACGTTGGTCGTTGATCTCAAAATCATAACCATGCTCCTGCAGTATAGGCAGCATCTTGTCAAGCAAGTTAAGATAAGTCCTACCGCCAAGTGTAGCAAAGCTCTTGGTCCCATCCCAGCGCCCTAGCTTGTAAGCCGCACTGTAGCGTGCGCCTGGTATGAAATACTTGACTGCATTTGTGCAGGCCTTGCGAGCAGCAAGATCAAGACCATTCATCTTGATGTTGACTTCGTCTTCGATATCAATGATGCAGTGTTTTATCATGTTTTATTATACCACAAGACCTGTTGTTGCACAAGCAAAGAGGAGGGATTGCTCCCTCCTCTCTATATTTACTAACATGTTGATCGTATTACATCATCATGCCAGGATTGCCACCACCTTGCGGTGCAGTGGTATCCTGTGGCAAGTCAGCAATGATGGTATCAGTGGTTAGCACCAATCCAGCAACGCTGCAGGCATTAACCAATGCAGTCTTAGTAACCTTGGTTGGGTCAATCACGCCCTGTGCAATCAAATCGCCGTACTCGCCTGTAGCAGCGTTGTAACCATAGGAACCGGTGCCCTTGGATACTTCAAACACAACTACGCTGCCTTCGTACCCAGCATTGCTAACGATAGCACGGATAGGCTCTTCCATGGCACGCAGCACGATACCGATACCTGCGGTTTGGTCGATATTGTCGCCCTGCAGGTCCTTGATAGCGTTGCGTGCACGGATCAGCGCAACACCGCCACCTGGGACAATGCCTTCTTCGACTGCTGCGCGAGTAGCATGCAGCGCATCGTCAACGCGATCCTTGCGTTCCTTGACTTCAACTTCGGTAGCACCACCGACCTTGATAACAGCAACACCGCCTGCCAATTTAGCAAGACGTTCCTGCAGCTTTTCACGGTCATAATCGCTAGTGGTATCTTCGATCTGCGTCCTAAGCTGTGCAACACGAGCTTGGATAGCATCCTTATCGCCAGCACCATCAATGATAGTAGTGTTGTCTTTGTCGATCTTGATGCTCTTTGCACGACCAAAGTCAGCCAGCGTGGCCTTTTCCAGCTTCATACCCATGTCTTCGCTGATCACAGTACCACCAGTCAGGGTAGCAATGTCATCAAGCATGGCCTTGCGGCGATCGCCGAAGCCCGGTGCCTTAACTGCAGCAACTTGGATGATACCACGCAGCTTGTTGACAACCAGTGTAGCAAGTGCTTCACCTTCAATGTCCTCTGCGATGATCAGCAATGGCTTGCCGGTCTGTATCACAGATTCCAATACTGGGATGATAGCTTGCAGGTTGCTCAGCTTCTTGTCGTGGATGAGGATGTAAGCATCGTTAAGATGTACCTGCATCTTATCTTGGTTGGTCACAAACAAGTGGCTGATGTAGCCGCGATCAAACTGCATGCCTTCTACGATGCTAAGTTCAGTATCGAGGCTCTTGTTTTCTTCAACGGTGATAACGCCTTCTTTACCAACCTTCTGCACTGCCTGCGCGATCATGCGACCAATCTCATGATCACTGTTGGCGCTCAAGCTAGCAACTTGCTCGATCTCCGTTTGCGTGCTGCAGGGATTGCTCAGCTTATCAAGCTCAGCAGTAGCTGCGACTACTGCCTTTTCCATACCTCGCTTGATGTCCATGCTGTTCATGCCGGTAGCAACCAGCTTGAGACCTTCGCGGATCATGCTGTGTGCCAGCACTGTTGCAGTAGTAGTACCATCGCCTGCGTTGTCAGCAGTCTTAGATGCTACTTCGCGCACCATCTGCGCGCCCATGTTTTCGAACTTGTCTTTAAGTTCGATCTGCTTAGCAACAGTAACGCCGTCCTTGGTAACCAACGGACCACCGTAGCTGCGTTCAAACGCAACGTTGCGACCTTTTGGGCCTAGTGTGCTCTTGACTGCGTTGGCTAGGATATCAATACCTGCCAACAGTTTCTTGCGACTGTCGTCGCCAAAAATTACTTCTTTAGCTGCCATGTTGTTCTACTCCTCAGTTTTCGATAACGGCAAAGATTTCTTCTTCTTTGAGAACGAGGAGATCTTCCCCGTCCACCTTGATCTGTGTGCCAGCGTACTTGCCAAACAACACGCGATCATTGACTTTAACATCCAACGGGATATAGTTGCCGTGCTCGTCTTTGATCCCTTTACCTGCAGCTAGCACCGTGCCTTGATCAGGCTTTTCAGCTGCAGAATCTGGGATGACGATGCCGCCCTTCGTGACAGTTTCATTGTCCACGCGCTTCACTATGACCCGATTATTAAGCGGTCTCAGTTCCATCGTTTTTCTCCTATGTTACATGGAATCCTTAGCACTCCAACAGTGGCAGTGCTAACATCGTATAATATAGTCTAAGATTTCACATAATGCAAGAGCCGGTTACGCTGCATCCACTCCTCCGGCGACCGTTAATCGTAGGTCCGTTCACTACAGCCTAACACCCCGAGGAGTGTGCTTATCAAGCATAAGCCTAGCGTCACGACCATGCTGCCCAGAGCGCCGTCAGGCCTTAGAGACCTAGGCTGTTGCACTGCTCCAGCATGGAAAAACAGACAACCACCAAACATGTCGCCTAGCAGCCCCGATAGATACGTTGGATGACTGGGCGCAAGGCCCGCGCTCTCGGTTCGCCCGCTGTGCAGACACCGGAGGTCAGTCCAGGCCAGACTCCCACTGTTGGCAACTACGTACAGTGGCACACAACTCAATACAATTTATCACGTTTGTTAGGATAATGCAAGCGTATAATAGCATGCCCATAAATATTTTGGTTTCGTATCGAGACCATCGAAAGGAAGTAGAATGGATATACTAAGTCAAATAAAGAAATGGGCTGGCGCATTAGCCGACACTGCTGTTAGCGTGTTGGCACTGATGATCGTATTGGGCGTTATGTTCAAAGGCGTTGCCATACCATTCCTGCCATCAGTAGATGTAATAGCCAACATCACTGCTATCGTCAAGAACCTCGGTTCAGAAGGCGTAGTGGGGTTGATAGCTATATGGATACTCTACAGTATCTGGCAGAAACGATAACACAAACACACGATCCATTACACTCTCAGACACACAGCAAATGGCCCCTTACGGGGCCATTATGCGTTTTAAGCTGCCTTACGTGCAATGCTGTCAACTGAATGGTTGAAATATATACTCTTGAGATCATTAGGAGAAATATGCAATTATCCACGAGTATCTAGGTGAGCATCTTCCATACCCTGTATGCGCAATCGCACGATGTTGCTGATCTGGAATTGTTTTACATCTAGCCCCTTGATCAGGGCTAGATATTTGTTACGCACTAGTGCAACTTCGTTGGTTATGGTAGCCATAGTAACCACATCGTCCTCACCATCGATATATTTCTCGATGGCACGGTCGGTGAGTTCACGCTGATAACGCTCTAGATACTTGCGATAGTGATCGCTGCGCATCTTATCATAGCGTATGTTGAGATGCTTGAGTATGGCTTCGATTTCTTGTAACTGTCCGAATCGATAGGCCATGATGCCGCTGAGTTCTTGAGCAGCTCTTTCTACGCTACCCACGATCTTTGCTTCTACCCAAGCAGTCTCTAACTGTTTTTGGAACCAATCGATCGCATCAGGGAGCGTGCTCATGTCATTAACGACGCGATTGTACCACATTGTTTACCTATGAGAGTTGTAGCGAGGTTGTAATTAGAGCAAACACTCTAACATACTGGTTTGATCAGTCATCTTCGTAGGACGATTCATCATAATCGTCATAGTCTTCTACTTCACCAGTGTACTGCGAGTCGATAGCACTGTCAATGTACTCATCATCTCCGCGGATCGATTCAAAGTCGTCTTTATCCATGCCCTTGTCTGCAAAGATGTTAAGCAGCTTACGAGCCATGTCTTCTCGTTTATTATTGGGAAGTAGTTCTGAAACTACTTCCCACACTTCTAGCAATAGGGTTGCACTAACATGCATGTGTTATTCCTCCGTATTAACAATTTCCTGATCGTCGATATCAAGATCCACTGCATCCTGGGCAATCACAACTTTGCTTTCGTCCCATTCAGTCATTATTAGATCAAGTAGCTCATCAGTGATGCCAGACCGAAAGTACTTATGTTCCTTGCCTTGCTTGTCAGTGTATTTGAGTTTGTTGCCGTCTTTGGCTAACACGCCTTTTTTCTCAAACATGTCGATCAAACCACTGTATTCGTTCATACCAGTATCCCACGGGATCTTGATCTCAACACTTTCGAATGGCTTGTTATAGCGTGTCTTCATGATCTTGCAAGCAGCACGGATACCACGAATGTCAGTGGTCTTCTTGCCATCTTCATCTTCTTTGAGCTTGAGCTTGCGCATGGCTACCACGATAGAGCTTGCATACACAAAACCTTGTCCGCCAGAGATCTTGTCATCTGGGTCAAACATGTCCTGCGACGCATACGTGTGGTTAGTGACTACCAAACCAACGTCGTATTCACCAAACATGTTAACACAGTTACGCACCAATGCTGCTAGTGCTTTAGGCTTGCGACCCATGTCACCTTTCATCTCGCCAGCTTCAAACTGATTTACGTCAGTTGGAGTTAGCAACATGCCAAGCGAATCAAGCACAAACAGGATCTTTGGACGCTCTTCCGGATCTACCTTATCAAAGCGGCTCTTGTAGTCCTTCATGAAGTCGCTGACCAAACGAGCAACGTCGTCGATCATGGCCATGTTGACCTTAAGCAGCTTGTCATCTGATGTATCAACACCCAGTGGCTTAAGCCAGTTCTCGTCAAGTGCGTTCTCTGTATCGATCAAGATCGGGAACACACCCGCTCGCTGAGCGTTTCGTATGACGTTGCCTGAGCAGATATAACTCTTGCCGGAACCAGATTGTCCAGCAAACATGGTGACTTTACCCAACGGAATACCGTGCTTGAAGTCGCCACTGATAGCATAGTTTAGTGCGTAATTACCGCTGTGGATCCAAGTCTTCGGATCATGGAAGCCAAGGCTGAGACTGGGAATAGTCTTAGCAATGTCACGACGGAACTTACTGATGTCAAACGGTTTCACAATTTTCTCCTGTGATCATGTGGCAGGATGGGCGAACGTATCGCCCATCCTAGCTGTTATGGATTAAGCTGCGCCGCCGAGCTTACGAGCGCGGATTGCAGCCAAGATTGCATCAGGGGAGTTCAATACAGGTTTGTCACCTGCTGGTGCAGTGGGAGCCGGGTCTTTCCAACCACTGTCAGTGGTTGTAGCTGGCTTAGCAGCAACTGCACGATCCATGATGCTGGCAGCTGTTACAGGCTTACTCACAGGAGCGGTTGTGCCTGCTGCATCGTCGTTAGCACCAGCACCTTCAAGACGCATGCCGTTTGGACGATAGTACTGTCCCCAACGATCTGCATCATACAGCTCTTCCTGCACAGATGCAGCAAACATCTCCATGATAGCATTGAGATGTGCATCGTCTGGCTTCTTTGGAAGGAAGCTGCTAAGCGTGAACAAGCCGTTCTTTTCGATAGCACCAAGTTCGTCCTGACCGAGCGCACGTTCTTTCATTGACCAGCTAGAGCTACTATAGTTGGCATAGCCGCCTTTAGTTGTCTTGCTAAGGTAAAAATCACGTCCAGCTGCGTAATCAGTAGGGCTATTCTCAAGATCCTGCCGCATAAGGATCGCCTTAATAGCATCAAACACGCTAGGATTGATGATAAATCGCCGGATCGGATTTTCCGGTGTGTTATCATCCTTGTTAGGATTCTGCGTGACAAAACCCTGGAACACATAGCTCTTCTTCCGCCAGTACTTGCGAGCCATATCTTCGAGAGTAGGATCTTTCCACCACGGACGTGTTTCGGCTGCGATGGGGCAGCTACCTGGCTTCCACATGTCCATGCAAGGAACTTGCACTTCAACTGGGCGAGCATCGTTTTGCCCCTTGACTCCTGGGAACGGGATCTTGATGATGAGCCGTTCCACCCAAAAGAAGTCGTTGGTGTCGTCGCCGTCCGGAAGAAACCTCAGAGTGGCAGTGGAGCCCTCTGGATTGTTCCAGAACGGATAGATTGAATTGTCTCCGGTAAATGTGCCGCCCTTTGAGCGGTCTTTGCGAGCCTGTTGCTCGAGCAGTTTAGCTTGGATTTCTTTAAGACTAAGTGCCATGATAATGTGCCTCCTATGTGTGCTTTCATGTGCCAATTTTTACTATAGACAGTTTGCAACTTCGCATTGCTAACTGACAGTTTATTTATGCCGCAGGATTTGTCAAGTGTCAATCTACAAGTTGATAATCTCTTGGATCTATACCAAGTTTCTCACACCACTTGATCTTTTCTGCAAGTGCAAGGCCGTGCCAAGTAACGCTGTCGTTGTGTGTCTCATCATGCTTTTCCCAGGTCCACGGCATGAGATCTGCATGATCGGGTCGGATCAGCGTGCATTTGAAACTATCCGCCGTTGGATCATGTGCTATGAAATTACGTGCAACATACGATGCCAACAGTGCATGGCTGTTACCGTGTATCAACTGTGTTGTGCTGTGCCGATCGTAATGAGTATCAAACCAGCGCATGCATAGTATATCAGCAGCAGCTGCACCTGCACGCCAAACGAGATCGTCGCTGATCCAATCATCGACACCCATAGCCCCATTTGGACCTATATGCGACACGCTCATGCCGTGTAACAACCTAGTAGCACGAATATCTTGTCCAACTCTGAAATACCAACAATCGGTACGTAGAAACAGAACATTATCATATCGTATGCTCGTGGCTAACTCATGTTTGCGCTTGGCCATACCAAGATGATAATCTAACCATGCTAGTCGCCAATACGCTGGTATCCAATACCGCCAACGATTGACATCGTCATTATACGCGGGCAGCGGATATGTTTTTTCATCTAATAGTGCAGTTGAAATCAGATTGTATCCTGCAAAATCTGTTTGTACCGATTGGTTGCTAATCGTATTTGAGGCAGGCGCACCAAAAAACCAATCAGGCGAATCGTATATGCTGCTCATCAATTGTAAATTGTGTTGCTTAGTTAACGACCAAGTTCTTGCATGACCTCTAACCAATATCGCAGTTTTCATTGATCGGTCCCGTACACTCGAAGATTGATGCGTTGTGCCCACCACACTAGATTTGCAGTGCTGCTTGATATTTCAAAAAGTTGCGGCCACGGTTTAAATTCCAACGCTGCTGCATCTCTACAGGTAGCTGCCCATTTAATCAATGCGTTGGCATGTCCAGCTGCCCATCCAACTTTTAATTCTGTGGCAAGATTAGGGAACATTATCTCATCTGTGCGAAATGTTGGCAAATTAACAAACACAGTTGGATCTACATAATATCGGGTAGCCCATACCAACGCTGCATTAGTGACCATATGCGTTAACATATAATCTTCTAATGCTAAGCCAAGTTTGGTTACTTGAGTATAGATAGTATCAGATTGCCTAAGCCGCACAGTGAAGCAAGTAGACTCAGGCGGATAAGTTAGTTGATTATCTGCAGAAACTATGACCAGCATCTTAAATGATGCCGGCTAGCTCCTCTAAACGCAAGATTTCTGTATCAAGCGAGTCTTCTTCTGGTTCTGTTTTTGAAACAGTGTAACCATTGCTGATCAAGTAGCGAGCAGCTGTCTCCAGGGACGATAGGTCATGATCGTCACCCTGCTGGCATCCACAGGTCTCAGCCAACTTGTTACGTAATTCTATGACACGTTCTGCTGGAGCCAGCATGCTCTGCTTAGCAATGTCAGCAATACCAGTAGCATAGCCTCGGCTACCGCTCAGTCTCTTGCTGTCCTTGCTCAATTTCTGTAGTGCTGTCTTGACCTGCAGGCTTAGATCAGGATCCTTGCCGCGCATCAGGCTGTTGGCCTTCTTGAGCTTGATATAGTCTTCGCTCATCTTGAGTATGGCTTTTGATACTTGGTCGTTGAATCTACCATCATTTGCCAAGTGCCGTGCCATAGCTCTTGCACCTGCGATGTGCGGATGCGGATAGTTAAAACGCTCACCCAGCTTGGTCTCAATGAAGATGTTCTTGATGTGGCGCCAACGGCTGCCCTTTTTTTCTTCGTTAACCGGATCAGTGTGGCGTATGACCAGCTTGCTGTTGCCGATCTTTTGATAGCTGCTTTTGGTGCTACCATATGGCTTGCTGATATCGCGGCTTTCTTTGATGTTGTTCACAGCGTCCTCTCGCGGATCAATGTCATGGTCGAACTTGTACCAATTAACACTGAGTCCTTCTCTATCACCAATGTTGTTTTGCAAACTATCTTTGATCTTGATAACAGTATTAAAGTCTTTGTCATCAGCAAGATCTGGTGTCTTGATATCCATATGGCTGCTGGTATCTTCGTCGTGCAAGCTTACTAAGATATTGAAGTTCTTGAGAGCCGGGTCGTTGCTTGGTATGGTAACAAAGTAACGAGTGGCTTCGTGCGGATCCATGGTTTTGTCGCCGCCGCGATCAAACATCTGCACACGATAGCCATTGCCGCGCAGTATTCCAAAGATCTTGTCGCCTATGATGTCCCAGTTGTGATTCATGATGTCATATTTACCTTTTAATAGCCAATACTGATCGGCATGGGTTCGCTTGATTCATCTGAGAAGTCGTCTTTCATTAGATTACCAATCGCCTCGTCCCATCTGGTTACCATCTGCATCATGCGCACGCACAATATAGTAGACATGACAGCGTCATCATTTTCGCCAACCTTACCTTCAAAACTGTTACCCTTGGCTACGAAGAACTTGAGTTGTCTAACTAACGTCTTGCTACGCAACACTAATTTATTGCTTTCTACCAGGCTTTTAAGCTTTGTACATGCCATTGCCTTGCTGCGCACATTAGTATTGAGCCCTCGCCGTAACCTGGACACGCCTCTGATCTTTGGTTCGTGCAACCAGATGGCATTAAACGTATCTTCGCCCATCTCATCTATGGTCACAATAGCTGCTTCGCCCCAGCTGTTGTTTTCTAGCGTGAAGTATATCTCTGGATCTCCGCGCTGGTCAGCGAACTTGCGCATCTCGCTGTGTATGAAGTTGATAGTGCTTTGCAGTGTCTTGACCTGCTGTGGTATGCTAGTGCGATTATGTGTCCATTCTGCTATCTGTGCCATGTCTGGCAAGCTGAAAACTTGTATGCAACTGAAATCTTTGCCCACACCTGCGCTAGGATCCAGCGCAACCAGATAGGTCTTGTTGGGTTTGATGTGCTCGTACCAGCGAGTCTGCCCAGTCTTGAATATGGGTTCTACACCCTGTAACTGCAGCAGCGTGCTGGCATTGATCAGCGTTTCGTCAGCAGTAACAAACTCGCAGCCATATTCTCTGCGGAAACGATCAACGCTTATCTTAGCACGTTCCTTGTCAGCCCACACTTCGTCGCGTCCTGGTACTTCGCTGTAGTGTGCAGTAAATGCTGCAAAACCATTTACACCAAGTCCATCTGCAGTGTCGTTGCCATAATCATCTACAGTCTTGTTAGCACCAAACCATATTTCGGCAAACTTGTCTTCGTCGCTGTTGGGGGTGCTTGTAATGATGCACTTACCGCCAGTTGCCAGCGTTGGGCTCATAGCAGTCCAAAACTCTTCTGCGATACGAGGTTTCACGAATGCAAACTCGTCTAGGTACAGCAGAGAAATTGACATACCGCGTCCGCTGTCTGGTGTAGTAGTTGTTGCCTTGATGCGCGAGCCGTTGTCAAACTTGATATCTTGCACGTTGTATGTTGCAACACCTGCACGCAACCAATCGGGAAGTTCTTCGTATGCAAACTTCACGCGATCCATGATCTCATTGGCTGCACGGAACTTGTTAGCAGCGATGAGAACTGTTACGTCATTGTTAAACATGGCATACCATAAGAGGTATCCGGCAGCGGTTGTGGTCTTGCCGCTTTGCCTTGGCAACAGTGCTATCACTGAAGTGTTGTTCCAATAACAGTTGATGAGTTTCTTCTGATAATCGTATGCTTCAAACGGCATTCGACCCCTAACAGGGTGTTGTATCTTCATGTAATTTTCCATGAAGTACAAGGGATCCTTGGCGCAGCGTGCAATCTCACGGATCTGTGCAGGTGTGTAAGTGGTCTTTTTATTGGCCTGCTTTACAAGCTGGAAGTCTATGTCGTTTTTTGCCATGTGTCACTCAAGAGAACAGCGGCATTATGCCGCTGTTACTTATGGTTAAACTTACCAAAACTATTAATTCATGACGTCTTGACGGCCAATATGGCTAAGAGGACTGCGACTACCGTCGGTTACAGGCTTCTCGTCTGCAAATGGATCCTTATCAAATGCATCGCGAGCGTTGGCAGTTAGTGGGCTCTCAGATCCAGCATTGCTTGTCTCAAGTTCGGCTTCCATCAAGTAATCTGTGTACTGCTCATTAAGTGCTGCAAACAAGCTGTTGGCACGTTCTGCCATCAGCGTGTTGTCGCCGATCTTACCAAAACGCTGGTTGATATGCGGACCATTCCATTCGTAATCTTTCACGTCGAGTGGTTCACCAGCTTCTGCGTGCTCGTCATGTCCAAAGTCATGATCAGCATTTTCCATAGCAACTTCGTCGCAGGTACATTGTCCATCCGAACCGCCACAGCTAGAGCAGCTGTTATCGCACGAGCATTCTCCGTCCGAACCGCCGCAATCAGGGCAAGTTGCACCTGCTGCTACACCATAGGGCATACCAGCTCGCGGAGCCGCTACCACTATTTCTGCGGGTGACTCGCCACGACCAATACCTGCCATGGTTAGCAAGCGCTCAAGCTTGTCAAAATCTTCATCAGTGGCTGTTACTGAGATGCTCTTGTGATTACCTTGATCATCTATGTTTTGATTCATCACGATGTTCATGCTTTCGCGCAGCTGCTTTTGGCTTTCGCTGTATGCATACACATACCCAGCAGTGTCTGGGCCATTGTTAGTTGCACCTGGGCCAGCAAACGGTGGTGGACCAAGTGGAGCATCTTCTTCCATGCCACTAGCAAGTATCTTGTTGATTCGTTTTATAGCAGCACGGAATACGCGATTCTTATCTGCATCAGATAACTTTTCTAATTGACGGGCAAACTTTTCCAGCTCGTTCATTTCTAAGAAATCTTTAAATTCTTCTACGGTTTTAAAATCGTGTTGATCACCCGACCCGACAACCCCCTGATCTTCGTACATGTCTCTAACAGCAGATACGATATCGCGTGCCAGTGCTTTTGCATCGGATGATGTACTTGCAGCTTCGCGTATGCGTCCATGACCTGTAATACCGGTGTCATCATAATCACTTTTCCCGCGGAATACCTTATCAACTCCGCGCTTAACAGCACCCATTACTCGTCTACGATCTTCATTTGACAATTGGTTGTACCTGTCTTCATACGAATTTTCGTCGTCGTCGTTGCCTGTCGTATGATACTGATCAGCTAAAAATCCGCCGAACTCCATGTCATCTTCAAAGTCCCACCTAAAGCCCTGACGTGCGTAATCTTTAATAATAGAATCTGTTATTTCGCGTGCCAGTGCTTTTGCATCGGATGATGTACTTGCAGCTTCGTTTACCTTTTCATCATACTCAATGTCCTTGGTAACACGACGACCAGCACGCTCAGCTTTGTTGTCTTCTGCACCGCGCTTGGCACCGTGTATACCGTCCTTTTTGCGTTCGTCATACTCAATATCGCGTGCAACTTTACGACCTGCACGTTCAGCATGATCGTCACGGCTAGTATCACTATCCATCATCTCGCCGCGACTATCTTCCATCTGTATGGTGCCTTGATAGCCGTCGCATTCTTCCATGCCATGCACAGGGCACGCTTCGCCTTCTGCAGTCATCGTGCAACCTTCTGCTTCGTGCAGCCTGTCGTCTATACCCTGTGTGCCCAAGGACTCAATAGCCCTAAGTTTGCCTAATATGCTATGGAAATCCATGATTTAACCCTTCCTTACGAATGCTGGTTTGTTTGGAGCACGCGGAGCGCCCATGTTTACGCGATTGCCTTTATCGTCTTGATAAAACTTGTACAGATGCTTGGCACCGTCATCAAAATTGCCGTTGGCTCCCAGACCGCTACGAGGCGTTGGGTCAGCTGGCATGTTCTTAAGAGTGCGTGTTACTGGCTTGGGTGTGTCGTACCTAGCATTAAAGTCAGCCATGTCCTGCACTGGTTCGCTGGGTTTGACCTTGTTCATCTCTATCCAGCTAAACAGCGGCGCGGGTGCATCGTATTCATCAGTTGGTCTAGTAGCTTTAGTACCAGCGAGATAATCAAGGAATCGCTTGTTATAAGCGTCCCCGTAGATGTCAGTGGTTATAGGTTGTTCAATGTCTTGGTAGAGCCTGTCAGTGCTGAGACGTGCTGCAGGATGCAGATCTTTTTTGGCAGCATCGGCACGGAAGCCAAGTTCTATCATCTGTCTATCAGCACTCAGTTCAACTGGCTCTGTAGCAGTACGAACCACTATGTTCTTCTCTGGTACATTTAGTACCTCACGAAGCCCTTCCATGGTCACATAGCTGCTGAGCGGCATGGTTGTGATGAAATTGATCTGCCAAACCTTTTGATTTGGCTGATCTGAGAAGTCTAGCGTGTCGCCTGCTAGCAGTACTGGGTTTGTCATTTCAATCAACCCAAATTGATGCAGGTAGTTTTCTACCGCGTTTAGCTGATCGTCGGACGGCTCTGCCGCTAGCTTGATCACGAACCCATATTCTTGGGTGCTTTCAGCGATATACTCTTTAAATGACTTCATGGCAAAAGATGCTCCAATGTGGCAGTTATTTAGCGTCTCTGTTGATTTCGTCGAGCTGTTTCAACAGCTCATTGCGATCCATCAGAGTGGCTTTGACATCAAGAGGATCATCATCAGTCTTTTTAGTTGCTCTGTCTAGCTTTAGCTTGTCTAACTGTAGCTTTAGCATCTTGAGCTTCTTGTCTATCTTGTTGTTCTTAGCATCAACTGCTATCTTTAGCATCTGGCTGCTGCTGCTGAAAATCTCACCTGCATGGCGTATTTCCACGTTCATGCCAAGGTCCTGTAGATCCATGTGTGCCTTGATAGCTAGATCAGCAAGCTCGTCCATTTCTCTATCATGCTCGTCTTTGCCACGTGCAGCACTAAGCTGCTTATCAATGTCGTTTGCCAGTGCCAGTGCAGCATGTATATCTTCGTCACTTGGCACGTCAACTTCTGCAACATCGTTGGTGCTGTCTGTATCTTCTTCAGCAGATTCCATATCAAACGTGTCTTCTAGCGTCTTGAACCTATTGGCCATCAGCGTTTCCTCTTGGGCTTTGTGATATATATGTCACTTTCAGTGAGGATCCTGAAAGTCATGCCATTCTTCTTGCAGAAACTCATAGCTGCTGCCCACTTAGCTGTGTTTAATATGAGGCTTACTTTGTCGCGCTTGCTCTTTGCATTCTCGACCATTGCTTCTTTAGCAGGCTTAACTTCTACTACTTCTGCTCGACGCTTACCATTCTTGTCTTGATATAACACCATGAAATCTGGCACGTATTGGCTTGGCTTTCCGGTCAGCGGATTGATATATGGTATTCGTATGCTTTCGCTAGCCCACTGTATCACGCTGGGATGAGTGTCTAGGAAGTTCATCACTGTGAGTTCCCAGCTGCTGCGAAATGTTACTTCTTGTTTTCCAAGTAACTTGGCTGGGTTCTTAGGTATGAATCGACCTTGGCTATACTTACTCATGTTTAGGTGATCGCCGCAGCTATGGTAGGCCCGAGAGTGGGATTTTTAACCCATAATGGTTGAGGGTTTATGCCGACATATCCCAGCTGACTGGTGGGCAAGCGTATGCTGTTTATGGTAGCCAAGAAGTCATTCATGAGTATGCCTTTCTTGAACAAGTCAGTCACCGGCTGACCAGTTTGGCTTGCATAATAAGTAGCCATGTTAGCTAGCACTTCAATCAACTGTTCTGGTACATTAGGACCGCCAAACATACCTTTGGCTAGGTCATATGTATTGGCACTCATGCTGGTTACATATCGAGCAGGTGCTTGCGATAGTGCATAGTTGGTATAGTCATTTGTACCTGCTAGTGGCACACCACTTTGATCAGCAAACTGCCAACTGCCACCTTGATTGGTACCTTTGATTTGTCCACTTTGTATGGCCAACTGTTTGCGTATATTGTTTTGGATGATATCTCTGCTACCAGACATGTGCGCTTCCTATCACTCTACCGAATAATTTCTATAGGGTATAACCACCGGAGGCGGTTCATTGTCAGATGGATCGCCTCCGTATATGAACGGGTCGTTTAAGTATCCAAATGTACCGACTGTGTTATTAGACAGTGCTGCTCTTTCAGCCAGATTTGGTCCAAACTGTGGTTCCGGGGCTGGTTGATAGTTTGCAGAATTGTAACCGGTGTATATACCGTTATTGTCATAACCCGGACTTCCAATTTCAATCGTAAGGGAAACTTCTCCGGACTGTATCCTCCTGCGTGCCGCAGCAATCTGTTGATATTGTGTACGATATTGACGACCATAATTACCATAATAGGTATTAAACGGAGTCGGGTTGCCTATCTCAACATGTGGTAGTTGTTGCCCAGGTCTGCGTATGGGTAGTGCAGTGTTCAGACCAGTATCATTTGGCGCACCCGGTCTATAACTAGTAAGCCCAGTTAACGGATCAGTGCTTACTACAAAATTACTACCAACTGATACACGTATACCTATGCTACCAAAATTAAAGTTGCCAAACGATCCAAGCAAGTTGTACACACCAGAACTACTAATAGGTGTAAATGTGTCGGCGCTATCTACAGCTATCCATTGGTTAGCACCAGGCAGCTGCCCGTTTGGTACCCCGGCAATACCGAAATTTTCACCGGGTGGTAAGTCGCTAGGCTCATTTGCAAGCCCGCCGGGCGGATATACTGTGTTAGTGTCACTAACACCGCTAGCATACTGGAAGTTTGCAGTCGGTTGCATGGTTGTTTGATTTGGTGCATTTCTGACACCAGACACTAACGTGTTATAGCTTGTACCAGACATACCAAAATTTGAAATAATACTGCCACTAGGACTAGTAATGTCAGATGTTGTATCTAAGTTTCTCTTCTTAAAACTTATAGGACTATCTGGGTCGCTCTTCACTATAGGTGTTTGAACACCGTTTGGTTCTAGTGTAGGAAGACCAACGTCAAACCCAAATTGGTTAGCCATCCCAGGAGTGAGTGTACCAGAGTCGTATTGCAGAGTTTCATATGTGAGACTCAGCTTCAGATCTTCAAGGCCCGAATCAGCAGTATCATAGTTTCCCCAATCAATGCTAGCTATTTTTGGATTTAGGTATTGGGTTAAGGTGTATTGTTTACCAAACAGTGCATACACATCTAAGCTAGTGAAGAAGTTTACCTGTTCTGCAAGCGGGCGTAGTCCCCATCCTGTGCTATCATCAAAAGTGGGGTCGGTGGGGTTAGACCCCATGGTCATAGAAGTCTTTAACCTAGCATCACCAAAATAATACACAAAATATTCTATCCACAGATTGAAAGGCTTGTTATCAACTGTGTCGTACAATGAGATGTTAACTGGTCGATACTCGGTCTTTGTGTATGCATATCGCTTACGATTATATTGGTTTAACTCTTTCTGGCTCAGTTCCACATTTGGTTTGTCAACCGTCTTTATCTTGAAACTAATACCGTTTACAGTTCCTATCGACATCTGATCAGGGAACATGCTAAGTGCTTGTGCATTGACATTGAAGGTGGCATAGAACATGTACTTGTAGCGAGGTATCGCGTACATGAGTTGCCCGGGACTTTGTGCGCCAAAGTACCAAGATGCATAAGATTTTGGTCGTAAAAGGGTAGTAGCCATACAGATATTTAGCCAAGTAAAAAGCCGCTAGTTTTAGCTAGCGGCTTTTTGTTATTGCAGTGTCTCAAGCTATATGTATTAAACCATTATTCCGCGGCCAGTCGGTAGCGGTGCCGGTGTCATGATGTCCTGATCCTGCGTTGCGTTATCGTAACGTATGGTAAGCGTGATCATCATTGATTCGCTGTTGCTGTAATCAAACTGGTCATATGCAACTGTTTCGAGGTAGCAGCCTTCAAGATACCAATTTTCAAGCACCCCGTCGTTTGATCCATCAAGTGTTTCAATCTGTGTGGTAAACTTGTAGTTGATACCAGCGAGGAAACTGGTTTGATCAAAGTGGTTCATCTGCTTCTGCAGCTGATATGCTACCAGCGTGCTGACGCTGCTATTAACATCGTCGCGCACTGTCAGTTCGATGGTCTGCCATTCTGGTTTCTGTGGCAGATACATCACGTTATTATAGCTATGTATCGGTGTGCTGTTGTGCTGTATGCTAGGACGGCCTGCAGTGGCTACCTGACGTGTCAGCTCAATCGCCGCCCCGCTTGGACCAAAGCTTTGCATGCTGACCCTGAAGCGATACTTCAGTTTAGGCATGAGTATGCCAGTACCACTGATACCAGGCACAACCGGTACACCAAATTTGCTGAGTGTGGGCTGGAACGCCATGTGTTAGTCTCCTTGTCTTGCTGAAGTATTTATACAAGAGCGGTCTGATAAATTTAAGGTATGTACAGACTAGTATCGACGACAGGCAGGCTATATAATATGTCATATGGGAACCAACAAGCATGATACATGTTGAGAAATTAGATACCAGATTTGATCTACCGAGAATGCTATCAGATATGGATCAAATCTTACAGATATGTCACTGGCACCCAGATCATCGACAGATAGGTTTAACCCATAGCCTTGGTAACGATGCTAAAGAAGCATGGTATGATGCTACAGGTAGCTTACAATATATGTGGGGAAACGACGCAGTTGACAACCACGGAAATCTTAAAAAACACCAAATTGTTCGAAAAGAATCTGATTTCTCATTTACAGTACAAGAATTTAAAGATACGATATTTTTTGAGATCATAGAAACCTTGCGATCTAATTATAGATTAGGCAGAGTACGACTGATGATGAGTCGTCCAAAATCGTGTCTCAGTTGGCATACTGACAGCGAACGGCGTCTACACATACCTATCATTACTAATCCTGGTGCACATTTAGTAATTGAAAATGAAGCTACCCATTTACCTGCAGACGGATCTGTCTATATCGCTAACACAACCTTATACCATACTGCATTTAATGCTGGATTAGAACCAAGAGTTCATTTGGTAGCATGCATGCTAGATTGACACCAAAAGTACATCAAAAAATACGCTGCAATTCAAACAGATGTCTGACTGCAATATCAATCATCTATTGCAGTATGCATTTAAATAACGATATGCAGGGATCAGAATTTTATGACAGATATTATATTTCTCACTGGATCTAAACAGTACAATGTTGTGATTAGATCAGGTGGTGTATATCAACTAGCAGCATGGCTTAGACGGTTTGGTTACACAACAAAGATAATAGATTTTTGCTATGATCTAGATCCAGCAGACATACAATCAATAATAGAAAAAAATATTGATAGCGGTACCCTAGCTGTAGGTGTTAGTACTACGTTTTGGGATACCAACGAGGATTCGTATAATAATATTGAATTAGAGCACGACGATACTGCCGATATAAGTTTTGGAGCGTCAGAGCCCTGCTGGTTAATACAGGTACGCGGAAATATAGAGGCAAAATATAAACATGTAAACTGGCTGTTGGGCGGTGCCAATAGTATGAACGATTTCAAGTTACCGTGGATAGTCTTTCACAAGTATGCCGAAGATTCAATATTAAAATGGATGGATGAGCAGAAAGGCATTAGATGCCTGCGACCAGATTTTAATATAAAAGACACTAGAAAAACTTATCAAGACAGTGATTTTATTAGACCAGAGGAATTTCTACAACTCGAACTCGGACGCGGCTGCATATTTAAATGCAAATACTGCAGCTTTCCAATGATAGGCAAAAAACCCGGCACATATCTGCGTAGTTATCAAGATCTTAGGCATGAAGTACTAGATAACTACGAACGGTACGGAACTACTCGCTATTGGTATACCGATGATACTGTTAACGAAAGCGAGGAGAAAGTTCAGATGTTGCTCGAGTTAGCACAGGGACTGCCTTTCCAGATACAATGGATAGGTTTTTGTCGAGCTGATCTGATATGGGCTCGACCGCATACAGCAAATTGGCTTAAAGATAGCGGGATGCGAAGCACTGATTTTGGTATAGAGTCATTTAACAAAGACAGCAGCAAGATAATAGGAAAAGGCTGGAGCGGCCATCATGCTAAAGAATGGTTGCTGAAACAACGACAAGAATGGAAAGCCACTGTCAGTTGGGAATTGCTGATGATAACTGGGTTACCCGGATGGACACCCAATGAGTTAGAAGCAGATGTTCAATGGTTAATAGAAAATGACATGCATTCGTGGGCCTTTAACACGTTACACATAAATCCAGAAGAGAACATCAAAGCTTATCATAGCGAATTTGACAAGCAGTATAAGAAATATGGATATGAATTTAAAGGTAAAAATCGTATCAATTGGACCAACGGGTCGTTAACCAGAGCAACAGTTAAACAACTTACTTACGATGTTATGAACAAATACTGGTCAGATTTACCAGTTGGCGGATTTCATTTGGGGGATATTTGTAGCATGGGGTTTGACATTGATCATGTGATGTTACAGACCAATCGTATATACGAATCAGACGAACTACGTGTCAAACGACAAAACTTTATAACTAGATATGTAAGAGATAACCTAACCAATTGATGTTAAATTTAACAACGTTTAAATACAAACACATCAATAGAGATCGCATAATACAATCGTAACTGGAGGCATACCCCCATGCATCAAATAGGCATGAATTACCGAGACATTATCAAGACGAGGAAAAACAAGCACAGCTTGCCACCAATAGGTCGATTACGCAAGACCATTGATCTTGACAGCGCAAGAACTCAAATCATGCATCTCATCGCAGAAAACGAAGAGAAAATTAGTCAAGGGTTGCTTGAGATGGACCCAAGCAGTACAGAGCACACATATGATCTCAAAAATAAACAAGGCAACGATTTCATCAAAAATTATGATGAAGTATACAAGCGATACAGTGTGATTGGATTCCACGAACTAACCGACGAAGCTAAAACACTGGGTAACATCATGACTAAAAAGGTCAGCGACTTTACACCAGTACAGCGACTTAAAGGTATGGTAGATACATCTAGTGAATATTATCACCCGTTCTACGACGAGCGCAACTATACCAAACCAACTGTTTATAATGCCGGTTATATCAACGAATTCTTAGGATCATTCCAAAGCAACAGTTGTCGCGCAGCTGTGGTATCGCTGTACCCAGGTCGATTCATAACCAAACATTTTGATATCGGTGCTGAATACATCACCCGACTACAGATACCCATAATAACCAACCCAGGGTCAGTGATAGGGGTCAAGACAGCAGGCGGGTGGAACGAATATCATTTACCAGCCGATGGTGGTATATTTTTTATCAATGCAGGGATAGAACATTATGCTATCAACCGCGGCGATGAGATACGATATCAGATCAGAGTATGTCTAGAAAGCCAAGAAGATCTTGAAGAGATACAACCGCACGACCCAGTAAGATTTGTAAGCGATGCTGATTTTGAACAGCATCCGTGTTCTGGCAACGATCAGCGCTATACTAATATAACCAAAGAAACGCTCAACGAGATATATCTCGAAAAGAGCGGACAAGCGAGATTAGATTAATGGTCAATACAAAACTTGAGAAATATAAGATAGTAGCAGGACAACTCCTGGTGCATGCAGCCATTGTACCAATGGCCATATATGCTAGCGGATGGGAATGGTTAGCTAGCTTTGGTGTATATTTTCTTACTATGACGTTTGGCATCAGCATGCTTAATCATAGGTATCTATCACATCGGTCTATAGATTTCCGCAGCAGGATACTTAAATTAGCATGTTTATTTCTCAGCACAGTTGCCTTACAAGGATCTAGCTTGGCTTGGGTGGCCATGCACCGGGAGCACCACGCACACAGCGACACCGATAAAGATCCACACAGCCCCAAAAACATTGGGTTCTGGGGCAGTTATTTCCTTAGCATGATGCATACCCCAAATGTCAAAAGGTTCGGCTTAGACCTATTGCGCGACAAAGATGTGCTGTTTTTCCATAAAAATTACTGGACTATTAACATAGTATGGAGCGTATTGCTAGCCGTTTGCCTTGGCCCGATGTGGGTGTTAGTATTACACTGGATACCCGCAATGTGGCAATGGCACGGATCTAGCATAGTAAATGCACTGGCACATACGTCAATGCATGTGCCTAAGATAATAGGTTATCGTAATTTTGATACCAACGAGAATAGCAAGAATCTGCCACTCTTTGCTATATTCACGTTTGGAGAAGGCTGGCATAACAATCACCACGAAAAACCATATAGTTACAATTTCCAGCACCGCTGGTTTGAGATAGACATCATAGCAATAGTAATAAGATTACTACGTACTATGAGGTTGGTTACTATCAATGCCTGATGCAGTATCGCAGTCGTGGTGTGCACTACCGTGGCAAGGGATAGTGCTGCAACCGTGGGGCGATGTACAGGTGTGCTGCTTGGTTGATAGTGTTAGACAATCAGACATAAAAAATTACTTAGCTAGCGCAGAGCTACAAGATCTTAAAGATTCAATGTTAGCAGGAGAACGACCTGCAGCCTGCAATGTGTGCTGGAAAAACGAAAGTCAATCGTTGTCTAGCTGGCGACAAAAGAAAAACCTGCAGCTGTCGTCACAACTAACTGCAGAACAAGCCGGGGATAGATTATTCCACCGCACTAACTATATCGAGTTATATATCAGCAACAAGTGCAACAGCAAATGTCGCATGTGCAAACCAAAATGGAGCACAGCATGGATACCAGAGTATCACGACCAGGAAATCAAGAGCATATTCGGATATTCAGCTGAGCTTGAAAAGAAAGTTGTACGTTATAACCATCTTAACATTGAACAATTAGACCAACTGCTGGATATTATCAATAACAAAGACGAACACACTTGCATCAGCTTGCGCGGCGGAGAACCATGCTATGCAGATGAAACTATGTATCTGTTGTCTAACATCAAAGATAAATCCAAAGTTAGCTTAGATCTAACCACCAATGGTACTATATTAGATGCAGATTTTTTAGATCTAATTTCTCAGTTTAATGATATATTGTTAGGTGTTAGCATTGATGCCAGCAACGGATTGAATCAATATATCAGAGGCAACGAAACTCCAGTACCAAAAATTCTAGAAAACACAAAGAGCTTCTTAAAATTAGACAACGTGACGCAGTTCTTTATCAGTAATACCATCATGATTTACAATGCATTTGATAATCATAAGTTGAAAACCGAATGCGAAAAATCGTTGGGATTCGTTCCGACATACGACGACAAAGTTCTGTATAATCCAGCGCATCTCAAGATTCACATATTGCCAGATTATGAGAAACAACTAATAACACACGTGCCAACTGCAGAAGCAGCACACACCGGTCGAGAAGATGCTGCACTTTTAGAAAAATGGTTTAGATTCACAGAGCGGCTTGATAAACTACGAGGTCAGGATGTCTCGGTCAGTGTACCAGAATTGAAAACATTATACAATCACTTAGAGAAATCAGTCCATGGCTGAAATAATAATATTCAACGATATAAACGGTTTGATAGGATTTGGTAGGTATAGCGGGCCATATCGCATCGCATCCGAATTGCGATCACATGGTTACGATGTGCAAGTTGTAGAGTTTTTTGCTAGTTTGACTAAGGAAGAACTAGATCAGATATTGGATAGATATCTAGATGATACCACCATAATAGTCGGTATAGCTAGCACACTATTATCCAAATATTACTCAGATGCCGAATACGTTTCGTTATTAGAACAAAATACCAGTCTCATGCAGATCATGAACAGCAGCTGGACAGATTTGTTCCCGCAGGATGCAACATTTGTAGAACACTTTTTCAACACTATACGCAAACGTAGCAACCGTTGTAAGATAGTAGTAGGTGGGTACAAAGCTACAAAAAGCAATCATAAGATACCAAACATAGATTACTGGATATTGGGCCAAGGCGAAGGTAGCATTATAGCTTTAGCAAATCATCTCAAATATGGGGCTGATATCAAATTTTTGCACACAAATCATGCAGTGCTATTAACAGACACCATGTATCCGTTTGCAGAATTTAGCAGTAGTAAAATAACATGGACTGATCGAGACTTTCTATTTTCAAATGAAAGCATACCAATAGAAACAGCTAGAGGGTGCATCTTTAAATGTTCTTTCTGTAGCTTTAATCTCAATGGCAAGAAATTTGGAGATTATAACAAGTGCAGCGAAACCCTGCGCGAAGAATTTATATACAACTACGAAACATTTGGTATAACTGACTACATGATAGCCGACGACACGCTCAATGACAGTCAGGAAAAGATAGATCATCTACACACTACCATAACCAGTTTGCCATTTAAAATCACATTTAGCGCATACTGTAGACTAGACATCATAGATACGCATTTTGATATGGCAATCAAACTAAAAGAGATGGGGTTAACTTCTGTAAATTTTGGTATCGAAACATTTAATAGGCTAAGTGGTAAGCATATAGGTAAAGGGGCAGACCCCGACAGTTTAAAACAAACATTGCAAAAGCTTCGTAAGCTCTGGGGCGATGATGTTTATATGAGTGCTGGATTTATAGTAGGTTTGCCATATGAAACCAAAGAGAGCATATACGATACTTTTGAATATCTATACAGTGACGCTAACCCGCTATCAGCCGTAGGTGTGTATCCGTATTTTCTAGAAGGATCACCAAACATTAAATTTCCAAAAGAACAAAAGGCTACTGCATTAGAGTCTGGCTTTTCTGAGAATAAACAAGGATTAACCTGGAAGCATATGAGTAAGATTAGCGCTAATCCAGATGAATATGGTTATGCCAAGTTAGGTAATAGTTCTTGGCAGAGTCAAATTATGACCAGCGACGAAGCAAGGGCACTGGTAAAAGAGTTTCACGACAATCCTGCATGCCCACAGAAATTTAGCCTAACATATTTCCAAGATTACAATCGCATGAAGAATCTAGGATTCAAACATCACGAGATCAAAAATATGTATAATACTGATATTAATCATGTTAACGAATCACAAAAAAGAAAGAAATTGCTACGCACAACATATATGGCCAAACTCCTGTCATGATATACGTAGTAGGCACTGAATTTAGCAATGTATATACCAGCACAAATAACATTCAATACTGTCAAATGCTAAATGGTGCTATGGATATACCCTGGTACTATGCACATTATAAGTACATGATATTATCAGCTGACAGTATCAAAATACCTTGCGATGCTGATCTGCTGCCAATACCAAGGAAAGAACTTAGTGTGTTTGATAAAAAATTATACCAATTACATGTTAAGGCAGTAAAATCATGGAAGCAGTTTGAAGATTTTTACTGGCGGGTGTCACCCGAGCTTGCCAGGGAATTTGATCAATTATGGACAAGTGCAAAGGATAAACGATGATACGATGGCTTAAGAAAAAGTTTAATATTAAGACGGATATCTGGTTCGTTAGAATAGCTACCTTGTTGTCACATATAGGATTGATAGGCTCGTTCTTTATCTTCGACTTGTCAGACTATGCATTAGCTGTTACAGCAGCACTTGTTCTTTCGATCTTCATGGATCTAGGATACCACAGGTACTATAGCCACAGAGCATTCAAAGCTAGCAAGCTATTTGAGATATTAACCGTGATATGCACTATACCTGCAGGAGTAGGGAGTCCGTTGGCATGGGCAGCACTACACCGTTTGCACCATAGCACATCTGATACTGCTAACGATCCGCATAGTCCAATACATTTAAGCTTGTTGCAGATGTTGAGTCTAGATTACGACTATACTAAGTTTGATAAAACCATATTCTATACCAAAGATTTCTTAAAAGAAAAGATACATGTATGGTTACACAAGCATTATTTTGATCTAGTATTTGCACTTTACATTGCGACGTTTGCAATCAGTCCAAAATTATTCATGATCGTGTGTGCTTGGCCTGCAGTCTATAACTATTACACCTACATGGTTACCAACTACCTAGAGCATGTCAATTTCCCACTAAGCGAACGCCCATTTGAATCAGGCGACAACAGCGTTAACAACATATTTCTCAACTGGGGAACGTTGGGACACACTGGATTGCACAACAACCATCATCATCGACAGGGTGGGTGGCGGTATGATATAGGCGGCAGTTGGTGGGAATTCGACAGTGGCAGATGGGTAGCGCTGTTGTTTGATCGACTAAAGCTTATAAAACTGCCAGCTGTTTAAAGTAGCCAGGATCCGCTAGCGTCTTTATGGAACTTCTGATCTAACATGCTTTGCATCGGTTGGTCTATCAGGCGAATCTGCCGCCAGTTGTCTTGCCAAACAATATTATCCAACGATGCCCAATATGCATATTGCCATGTGTGCTTTTCGTATACTAGATATGGTAGTATCTGCCATTTGGCCATTATGAATTGCTGCCCTAGAGAATTAACAGAATCCACATGATATCTGCGCCTGCGTCTATGACGTAGCGACGATAACCACATGGCACGCTCGTTGCCAAAATTCATGGTTTGATATATATTTCTAATACCCACACTCTCTATCCATTTATAAAGTTGAGGTTCAAACCAATCATCCACAAATCTGTGGTGATAAGCAGTGTAATCAGATCTCACATGCAATCGATGCGGCATTTTTATAGCTTGAATCTTAGAATCCATATCAACTTTGATAGCACCGAATGTCGACACTATCTCGCCATGGTCAAGGATTAAAAACATAACACCGTTGACGCCGTCATAAAGATCTGTCTTAAAAATCTTGTGATTCTTATTATTTTCAGGAGTTAAGGGATGGTCAAAATAGCGCTGTAATAAATCAATGCAGGAATGATTATACGTTATAATTTCCATAACAAGCAGTATCTTTAATTCCAAGTAAGACTAAACAATGCCCTGTCTGAGGCATTCACAAATTTCAATAATACCCCTTGCTTTACATGTTCAATTTTATGATCTGCGTACCAAGATAAAATCTCACTTAGACTTTCATTATAGAATCGAAAATCATTGATTGCTAAGCAATGCTCGTCATTGCTGCCACTACTTGGCAGAGTTATAAATCTACCATATTGAGTTGACTGTGTCATTTCCATCACAATATCCTACTAATCATAAATGGCAACGCACTATACATTGCACACACTCATTTTATCTCAAAACGATTTACGTTTTGGTATCTTACTATCAGCCGAGCTTACACATGCGTTGCTAATGCATACCATCGGTGTGTCAAATAGTTTAAATCCAGTTTCGATATAACCCAATGGTTTATCGTCACAACTGTAGCTGCGTTTGATCGCACCATCTGGTTCTCGTATGATGATGCTACGATACCCGCTTTCGCACGCCCAACCTTTGAAGCTGTTAAACTCAAACGCATTGAATCTTTCGGCTTGATCCATATACCATTTCTTGCCAGTGCTATCTTCAAACTCAACCTGCATGATCTGAGGTACTGTAGCATCATCGCCGTTTTCAATGCTCATCTTCTGCATGCTTATGCGCGGCTTTGGGCGCTCTACTTTGCTTTTGACTGTAGTAAAGTCTCTCTGGGGCATACCATTGTGCAATGTAGCTAGCTGCTCTGGGCTGTATCCGTTTACCACTTTGCTAGCAGTTGGATCGCTTTGAGGTTTAAGTGTAACGTTAATGCCCCTGCTTAAAAAGTACTCGGCTTCTTCGTACAACGTATCGAACCACTCTGGAACCATAACTGTGTTAACAGTAACTTGTATGTCGTTCTCTTGCAGATAAACCAATTTATCGGCAAATTTCTCAGTATGGCCTCTTAGATCGCCTTGCTTTATACCTTGTTCTCTGTGCCAGCTAGCAGTGACACTAACGCGGTGCAAATCTTTAGTGGCATTGACATATTTTTCAAAATATCGCATACCCTGGCTAACATTGCTAGTCATATGCACACTTTGGTAATTGCAATTTTCAGTGTCATTACTATAGTGCGTTAGTAGTCTAAGATAGTCGGGATACACAGTTGGTTCGCCGCCGCTAAAACTAAAATGAAAGCTGTTAAAATTTCGTTCTCGGCTTTGGCGTTTAATCTCGTCCATTGTCATAGCATTGAGCTCAAACGGGCGATAATCTTTGGTATCGCTACGTGCATATGGCCAGCAATAGCTACAATTATAATTACAGAATCGTCCTAACAGCCAACTAACACAGAATATATCTCTATACAGCAATGTACGTTGACCAAATTTTGTTATGTCCTGGAATGGTATTTGTGTAAAGTCATACTTGCTTAGATGAAGCTGTTCACTCATACCATCGCCTGTCCTGCATTGGATCAATGCTTATCTCATTAATGTTTACATATTTAGGTTGATTAGTCAACCACTCTATGTATTTGGCAGCTTCGGCAATATCTAAGCATTTCCTATCTGAATGTTTGTGCTGGTTGTTTGATAATGTACCCATGCTAATGTAGCTTATCTTTGGACCAACGCCCCATACTCCGCTCAATGCAAGTGTGTTGCAGTAATCTCGAAGTGCCTTCTTATCAGCATTATACAACCAAACTTTACCGTTTTTCACTCTATCAGTTGTACTACCGACGCAGACTATATGCATCCAATGATCAGCAGCAATACACTTTTTATATACAGTATCTAATAAGACCGTTTGATTAAATTTCCATAAAGCCGAGTTATTAATAAACACATCGTGTTGCAAGCACACTTCTGCACATCGCTCTTGGTCCCTAGCTGTAGTTAAATCGTATCCGGTTGATCGACTAATGAAAGTAGCAGCTGGATAGATAGCTACAAGTTCTTTAGCTATACCAACTGCCGGATTGCCGGTGATGCATATTTTCATATCTTAAGTTCTTGTAGTTCAGTGTGTAATTCGCCAAGTAACTCTTTCCATGTTAGTTTTACAGATTGAACATTGTCTAACGTATTACTAAATTCTACAAAATCTTTCAATAATTTAGAATTATCGTGAGATTTTAATATCTTTATCTCATTGTAGATGAGATCGTAAACATGTGTCTTTTTTTGATCTGTCCATCTAACATGAGTTTTATCAACTATAGTTGTTGCATACTCTTCTAATTGTGCTATTATTTTTGCTTTATACTTCGGAGGTAGACATTTAATACTTAAAAATTTCGGAAAATCTACTCGGTGCGATACCAGCTTGCATTCCATACGTTCGGTAAAGAAATCAAAAAATTCCGGTAGCTGGTGTATATTATAAATCTGGACAGTAATTTGAGGTGACATTACAACATTGCGACGTTGCGACACAGCATCTATATTATCTATTAGTTGTTGCCAGTTAGCACCTTGCCTGATATAATCGTACATATCTCCCATACCATCTATACTAACATGCAAGTGTACTTCTGAGAAATTATCCCAGATATCAAATATTTTAGTTTTACCAAAAACAATATTGGTTAAATTTGTAGCATACTTTAGTTGTATCTGGTGACCATACGGTGCAAGTTTTTCTAATACCTTATAATGTATCGGATCAATAAGAGGTTCTCCGCCTGCAAATTCTATTATCCTAAAATGCGGTAACAATTCATCAAATTCTTTCCAGAACGTTTCGTCGTCCCATGCACTTAGATACGGACTAGTCATTTTATTGACCTTGTCATATGTACCCTTGTTATTAGTAGCCATGAGATGTTCAATAGTCTTCCAGTCACTAAACCAACTAGTACTATCTAATGGGTGGCACATACGGCATTTTAGATTACAAAAATTGCTTAACTTTAATTCTAAAACCGGAATTTCAAATGGAATAGCATACTCGTCGTTGCATTTAGACAATTGGGGAGACATATATGAACGTTCGTTATTGAGACGCTGGCGCATGCTTATAACGCCTACATCTTCTTGATTCCAACATATATTACACTCTGCTGGACGTTCGCCAGATAACATGTCTTTGCGTATCTGTCTGTAACGATCACTGTTCCATATCGAACTTAATGGCTGTTCTTTAATGTTACCAACTGGTAAGCTACGACAACAGAGTTTAATGTCACCGTAGGTTTTAGTAGCTACGTGAGTAAAAGGCAAGATGCAGAAACTCTTGCTTTGTTTTGCTCGATCTATGTTCTTACTGTTCATGTTTTCATTCCGGTAATCTTGCACCAAATTCTAAATACCTTGAGTAGTTAGTTGCGTGCTTATTTGTATCTATACAGTGTTGTAGCCAGTTGATACAATTCTGTATCTGTTTTTCATAGTTTGTCCTATGAGGCGATGCAGTAACATCAACTTGCGATAGTCGATCAATTGCATCGCGTAGCGCATTAACTGGTAGCACATTGGCATGCATGAAATCTGGATATTGCAAACGTGTTGTTATCCAACGAGTGTTAAAATCTCGCATGATGTGTGTTATGGTGCTATCAAGCGAGAGTGCATTCATAGCGCTAATGCATGTGGTTACTTTTGACTCTAGTAAATTGTCGCCCAGTTCAGATTGCACAGTTCTCAGATTGTCTACAATGTCTGTCCAGATACTGTTCTTGCGTATATGTGCATTAAGCTCTGGACTGCCGTCTATGCTAATAGTTAGTTTAATGCCTTTGAAACGTTTCCAAATTTCTAATATTGAGATCTTACGATTGAAGTTTAGCTTGGTTAGATTGGTATTGTATTTCAAGATTACCGACCCCGGGGTCGGTAATCTGTCTATGATCTTGAGATGTAACGGATCAAGCAACGGCTCACCACCAGCAAATTCCAATTCTTCTATGTGCTCAGCAGCAGCTAGAAAGTTCTCAAGAAAACTAGGATTAGATTCAAACCTATTGATGATAGGGTTGTCTTTTAGATTGTACGTTGCAATTATATCGTCTATGTGTTGCTGATCGCCATCGCTGTAAAATTCCTTTACCTTGTCCCAGTCTTTCAGCCACGGGGTGCTGTCTTTTGGCCAGCACATTCGGCATCTGAGGTTACAAATGTTGCTCAGTTTCAATTCCACTATTGGCACTGACCACGGCAACGTACCAGTCCGGATCCATTGGATCACGCGGTCTCGATATTTAAAGCCTCGTTCGGCGTTGTGACTCTGGCGCAGACTTTGTATGTTGTTATCTTCCAATTTCCAACATGCACTGCATTGGGGTATTCGTATGCCCTGTACAAGATCAGTTCGCACGTTGCTATAGAGTTTACTATTCCATAGATCTTTGATGCTAGTGTTGTCAATGTTGCCTATCTTATCACTTCTGCAGCACAGCTTAAAATCGCCGACGGTAGTTGTGCTATAGTGTATAAATGGCACTATGCAAAACGTGTCAGACGAGATCGCTGTGCCAGTTTCGGATAGTACAGCATCTTGCATCGCATCAAATGACATCATTACCAACTCGCAAGCGCTTTATATGATCAGGCCTAGCCTTGCTTAATTGTATATCTGCTGCACACGTACAGCGAGATTTAGTACAGGTTATGGTATCTGTTGGCATCTCAAAACCGTCATAGATGTTACCCAATGGTTTTCCAACTCGGCATATTGCACGCCATACTATACCTTGGTTGTCTATGGTGATATTTTGTATGCCTGCCCAACACTCCCAACCTCTAAAGTCATTTTGTTCTTGCGCTAGCAGGTTGTTGACATTGTCTTCAGCATTGCTGCCGTCATCATAATGTACTATGATATTGTTGAAGTTAGTAGTGTTAGCCATGTTAGATACCCATTTCCATGAATTGCATCTCGTCGTCACTATAATACGGAGACGTAATATCGTAACTATCCAACTGATAAACTCCGTCTAGTCCGCTACGATGAGGACGCAGGTAATCGCGCGATATTGGATCATACTGCGGGCGTATGCGCCTAATCACGTATCTAACGCCGTGAACCTTCATAGCATTACATATCTCGTTTGTTTGTTCCATATACCCTGGCAAGAACATAACATGCGTATGGAATCCTCTATAACTACCTGCTGCTGTCATGCGCTGGCACTCGTCATGTATACCTATTATTGTATTGATAACCTTATCATGGTACGCAAACTCAAAATGGTAGCTAACGATGACATAATCTAGATACTTTAATGCTGCGATATACTTTTCAAGCGGAACACTTCCGTTAGTTGTTACGCTCATTTTATACACACCCATGTTCTTTGCTAGTTGCAATAGTTCGAGTATTTTTGGATGAGCAAATGGTTCTCCGCCTGTAAAGGCAATTTTTAATTTTCGACCATTTTGCTTAGCAGCGTCTATCAATCTAGACACAGTTTTTTGAAACACATCAACTGACACATGTGGGCTCTTACGATCGTGAGTGCTTACATCACAATACGAGCAGTCGTAGTTGCATCGCTTTCCTAGATTCCACTCAACTCGCAAGAGCATGTCTTTAGACGGAAGATTATCTTCAATGCCAACTATCTGTATCATTTACTAGCCTCAGGTTCCATGTGTTTTGATAATAAGAGATCTGGCATGCAGTTGCAGTATTGCATGGTACATGTTTGAGATGTAGTTGGCAATTTTAGATCCATGCTTTTAAAATTACCAAGCATCCCTCCTACACCGCAAGTGCCGCCCCATATATCACCTTGTTGATTTATAGTAAGCTTATCTATGCCTATGTTGCACTGCCATCCGTAAAACAAGTTTTTCTTTTCTATTATAGTATGAGCATCTATCTCTTCTCGTGTGTTACCGTCTATGAGATAGCTGGGATGGTATGCACTTTTGTACTTAGTAGCTCTATAAATCTTGTTACCAGTTAACCATTCAAGTTGGCTATCTGTATAATCTATGACCGCAGAATCTCCTTGCCAGCGGCGATCAACTGGCTTTAGTTGCAGACTACCCCCAGTCATCCCAGTTTTTACAGCAGAATAAAAGTCTACAACCCTGTCCCAGCTCTGCGGCCATGCCAAGAGTAGTACCGTCTTATCTTCTAAGTTTACACTATTGAAATTGCTAATGAATTGTTGGATATTTGGCGTTTGATCAACGTGTAGTGAGAACACAACAGAATCTAGATTAGCAGATATGTTAGCCCAATAGGACGGCTTTCTAAATCCGTTGGTTATCAATTTAACCCTAGCCGATCTAGTTCTTGCTTCTTCAACAAACGTATTTAGATCTCGCCATAATGTTGGCTCGCCGCCGCTCAGTATTAGCAGGATATCGCGATTAGTAGCAGCAAGCATATCCAAAAATCGCAAGGCTTGTGTAAGCTCTGGCCAACTAGATAACCCGTTTTTGAGATCATCGTTGCAATATGTACAATTATAATTACAGCTATTACCAAGTATCCAATCTACGGTCAAGTAGGGATTAGTGCTGTGTACCTCAGTATAGCTCATTGAATTCTCGCACCAAGGTGCTTATGTTTTCACTGCGGCTTGAATCAAGAGCTTTGGTATACTTTACAAACTCATCCCACTTATTGTTCCAGTCGTCGCTCATCATATAACTAATGATGCCATCAACTTTAGGTTTATGTGTGTATTTTTGTAGCCTATCTGACACGAGCTGTTTGAGTGCAAGTGGTAACACTCGTATATTAAGACAGTCTGGATGATTCAGTATGTTAAAATATATCTGTATATCACCGAGGCTATCAACGTAATCTATCAGTTCTGGCAGCTGCAGTATGTTATAAATCTGCACAGTACAGTGCACTGACAAGGTACACTTATTTCTAGATCGCATTTCTAAAAAGATGCGCAGATTTTTATCAATGCTTTTCCAGTTTGCCGGATAACGAATGTAACGATTGAGATCTCCAAATGCATCAATGCTAGCATTTATCTTTATGCGTTTAAAGTGTTCCCAATAATCAATCATACGCTGTGGTATGTTTGTTAGATTAGTGTTATATTTTAATGTTATCTTTTTGGCAACATCCAATTCAATCAAACGGTCAAAAAGGTCATATTGTGCCTTGGCTAACGTCGGTTCGCCGCCAGTGAGGTATATCTCTTCTATCGTGTTGCTAAACAATGCAAGATTATTCCAGACTTGCGGATCATTTGGCCAGTCCATGCTACTTAATCTAGCATGCTCATCAGTGCTTAACGCATCAGCAATTAATCCCCACTCGTCAACCCATTGATTGCTAGCATATGGATTGCACATGCGGCATTTCAAGTTGCACAAGTTACCCAATCTTAAATCTACATATTTGACTTGCATTGGAGAATCAACTGTAGGATTGTCAACAGTCCAAGCTTGATTCCACCCTTGCCGTGCAGATCTAATGCCAGCATCTTCTTCTCGCCAGCAACGTTCGCATATTTCAGCTTTAGTACCGTTCAACATTTGAGTTCGTAGATCGCGCAGGGTCTTGCTTTCCCACGCATGCTCGATGTCTTTATCGTTAACACGATATGCGGTGCCGTCGTCGCGCAATATCAGATTCTTACCAGGCGTGCTGTTACAACACACACGAAGCTGCCCGCTTGCGTTGGTTGCTAAATGCATCCAAGGTAACACACAAAACGTGTTACTCATTTAAGAGTTTCCAACAGTTGGTCAAAGCTACGGCATATCATCTCTTCAAATCCGTCGCCCCATAGACCGTGTATGATCATATGGATGCGAGGCTCTGTGCCAGTGTGCCGCACTGCATGATGCCTACCTATGTCAATAGCCCGCACTTCGCCTGGTTGCCAAGGTATAAGCCCTGCATCCTCCATAGCGAATTCAACACCTGGTGGATTGCTTATGGCAAGATTAAATGCTGCCATGCTGCGCTTGTCGTAGTCAAAATGCGGAGTAATATACCCGCCAGGTTCTAGCAGCATGAAGCGTACTCGTTGAAACTTCTTGAACGGCCATTGATCTTGTAACCATGCCTTGGTAACCGGGCAGTGATCAGCTAGTTCGGTCCATTTATAGTCTGGCAAATCATCTGTCGTAAACAACTTTTCAACGTTTACATAATACTCCTTTGGCTGAGTGAGGTGCACGTCTTGTCCGTGTATAGCCATGCTGTACCAACCAGGATTTTCTTCGCCGCGATGCTTTACAAATTTATGCGATTGTGCCAGAACTTCGCGCAGCATTCCTTCGTGCGGTACAGGGATATCTAACTTTAAGCTCGGACAGTTACTATGATGCATCACCCACTGGCAATACTCTACTTTCAATGCATTATCATTGCGCCATTCTTTGAATTTATCAGGTCTAGAATTTAAGCATTGATAATGCGTAAATTCCATACAGCGATCTACAAATGGCATTAGTTGTTCCATGGTAACACCTTAAATTTATGATTGATAGGTACAGCCAGTGCATCAATTGGTGCAACATACATCATATTTTTTAACGTCGGGTGTACATAGTGCAGCTGTATATCTGCATCTAATTGAGATAATCTAGTCATCATTTTATCATGCATCTTCATGCGATTCTTCAAGCTGAAAATCATTGTTGTTGGCAAATAATGCCATATATTACTCAGGTTCACGTACACTTTGCGTTTGCTATGCACCCCTTGCGAAAATGCCCACCAGTCATTTTCATCAAATACATTTGCACAATTGAAATGGTAGGTTAAGGTTGGCATAACCGTATCTATCCATTCTCCAAGACCGTTTTTCATTTCTGCATCAATTATTTCTTGCATTGCAGATATTTCGTTCAGATCAGATGCACGGTAAAATCCTCTAAAAAATTGAGAATCTCTAGGCCATATGTAGCTGTTGTTTAAGAATTCGTTTAGCGATCCGCCTCGATAATTTGCAACTAATTTACCTGCCATGTCCAGCGCCAATGGACTGATATCGTTTATCATAACAGTAGTATTTGTTTTCATGCGCAGCATCCAGGGTATTAGAATTGCATTAATACCTCCTGCTGGGAACATGCATATGTCAAAAGTTCCAACGTGTTCGTCGGGAACATAAATGACTGATTCTGTATTTGAAACGAAGTGAACAGTTGTCTGCAAATCGTAACTCATTGGACCTAACTTAGTAGGCCAGTCGCCTTCAACATCTGGGTAATAATAGTACTTGCTTAATCTAAGGTCTTTGTTAAATGGTTTAACATCGTATCCAGATTCAAGTGCAGATTTAATCAAATTCCATCCTGGTTTTTTTCCGGTATAATTCCGAGATGTGTTGCCGTTTTTCACCCAGATTGGTGTATATCCGTCGTGGAAACTTTCTTCGCTACGGAGAGGTTCTATTGTTTCCCATGCAAGGTCGTCTGTTTTACCAAATTCTGGTCTGTTATGTGTTCTATACCAATCTAGATTTACAAGCAAGGTTTGATGGTGCAATTGATAATACTGATCGCCCGTATCCAGCACATGTCCCATTAGTGCAGTATTAGACAAGCCGTCTATCATAGTTGATAGTATTTGGAAAAAGTTACCATCTCTGACAAATGTCAGGCCGGGTGCACAGATTATCAGCCACTTTAAATCAGTGTCAGCTGCATCGTTTAATAGCACATCTACGCTAGGACCATAAGAGTTTGGTATCTGCCAAAAAACAGACGATTCTCCTACCCAGTAACTGGTTAGATTTTGTGTTACAGATTTTATGAAATCGTCGTTGACACGATCAAATATATCTAACCAGCCGATACCTAATCTGCGATCCTGTAGTTTCTCAAAGTATCTCACTGTGATTTATACCCCATCTATTATTTGGCCATTAATACTATTTTATCACCGTCTACACTTTTGTTCAACTTATCTCAGTGCGCACTGTGCAAGTAGTTTCATTATTTAGAAGAACTTGGCAAATTCTGCAGCATGATCTACGATGCGTTCGTTGCGCCACTTGTCGAGATGTTGAGTATATTCTACAAATGTTTGCCACTTACTTGCATCCCACACACGCTTCTGTAATTGATTCGATAAATGGTGTAACTCTGTAATACCGTCTAACCTATCAACTGCTAGATCTCGCAAGTCGTCTGGTACAACAAACGGACTGAGATAATCTGGGTTGTTACATATGGTAGTAAATGCACCGATTGCACTACCGTGTTTAAGTGGCAACGCATGTAAGAACGTGTGCAACTCTCGTAGATTTAATATGTTGTATGCTTGTATCGTGACATTGAATCCTATCAACACGTTATCTAGTTGATCATATTTGAATATGTTATTGACAACTTCGTCTAAACTATGAGCGCCGCCTCTGATATACTGATATAGCGATCCAGTACCTTCTACGCTGAACATTATCCTAACATTCTCAAATCTAGACAGTCTATCTACTATACCCGGATTGATAACTGTGCCATTTGTAGTATATTGCAGAGTGATAGATTTGTTGTGGCCTTTATCTATAAGCCAATCCAAAAACTGATTATGATATTTTGCAAGCATCGGTTCTCCGCCTTTAAAATCAATGCGACGCATGTGTTGTATGTGCGGCAGCATGCTCTGTAATTGTGCAAGATCGTGCTGTATTAGCGGCACCGGATTCTTGTTTTTCATAAACTTAGAATCAATATTTGCCAAACGCAGTTCTTCGTCAAACCATTGGTTGCTAGCCCAACTGCCACACATCCTGCACTTGAGATTACAGACGTTTGAGAAGTTTATGTCTGCTTGAATCCATACTGGATCGGTAACGTTTTCAGTATATTTGTAGCCAGTTGGTATGTATCGACCAAACTTTTCATCAAACCATATACGCCGGCTTGTACCTATCTGCTGTTCGCGCTGCCAACAGCTATTGCAACCGCTAGGCGATTCACCCTGCAAGAATTGAGACCTGATACGCTTCATTTGATCATTATTATAGGCAGCTGTAATATCAGTATCGGAACCAACTTGATCTACACCATGCGAATATTGACAGCACGGTTTTACATTGCCATTGGCAGCTATAGCGATACCATGCCACGGCATATGACAAAAATTGTTTTTATTCATTCTAGTATTTTCTTACCCAGCATGTCTGCTAGTGCTTGTAACTTGTCTGGTATCATATAATACATACGATAAAATTCACTATCAAACAGTGTTTTTATAGTATGGCGGATATCGTTGTTGTCATCTTTGCTTATCATTGATATAGAGTAACGAACTTCTAATATCTTGCTAACATAATATGCATCATCGTATGGCATATCTTTATCGTATTCAATTGAGAGTAGTGTAAACACGTTGTTCTCGTGCAGTGCACGATATAGATTTCTTATATACAGCGTTCGCCAGTTTTTGAAATGCGGAATAGCAGACGAGCCTGCTGTGATTGTTGGACGAGACTGTAACTCTAGATGATATGAAAGCCAATCATCGTCGGTTATATGCAAAAAATGTTTAATGACGTCCGGCGCCACATCATCAATTGATACACCGCGTATGTTATCTAGTTCTCTAGTAAATTTAACAAACTGAATACTATCAGTATCTTTTGAATCATGGTATTGATTACAGGTCTTCTTGATATCTAATATGTAGCTTTTTTCAGATATGTCTAATAAAAACGGATATTTAGATATCAACCAATCTATCTGTGTATTGCTTTCTAACTTGAGATTAATAGGTGCACTTTTTGCAGAAAGTGTATCATTGAGAACTATGCGATGTTCGAAACTATGCCGATACTTACTATTTTCAATAGGGGGTGTTTCATACCAGTTAAATTTCATTATGATGTATTCGATGAAATCTTTGATATTTAACATATTATAGATCTGATAAGCACCATTTATGTTAACCTTGTATATACCATATCCGGTAGCAGTTGCTTTCTTAGTCCATGCTAAAACTAGATCAAGTTGTTTATCTATTTGTTCAAACGTAAATAATCCAGCAGATCGCATGTATGAGAATAGGTCCCCTGTTGCATCTAAACTAAAATTAATATTTACGTATTTAAAACCCAATAGTTTGTCTAGCTTTTCTTCTGTTATCAGACTACCATTTGTGGTGACCATCAATTCTACATTTTTATGGATACCGCGACTGCGCATCTCATCTAAAAATGTCATAAATTCTGGCACAAGGAACGGTTCGCCGCCTAGTATCTCAACACGTTGCAAGTTAGGCGCATTATCTAACAATTCCGTCAACTGCTCAGTTGTTACCTGATTTTTTTCTCGATTGTATGTAGTAGCAAGTTTCGGTAGCTGACTTCCGCTACTTCCGCCAGCTAAGCCTGCATCTTTGAGCTTTTTCTCATCTGAGATCCAAGCATTTGAGTATGCAGACGAACACATCCTACATTTGAAATTACATAAGTTATTGAACGCTATATCCATATGTAATATGTCATTTTTAACTATACTAGATTTGAAATCTTTTGTATCCCAAAATTCCTTAGCAACAGCTAAAGATTGCCAGTGCAATCGCTTGCTCTTGATACCATCAGATTCTTTACGCAGACAATTTGTACAGCCTCGATTCCAATTGCCGTCTATCTGATCTTGTCGCAACTCTTGGAATGCTTCATTTTCCCACTGCTTTACTATTGACCCGTTTACAACATCACCCATTTCATCTTCGCTCATCTGGCACCTAACGATTTTGCCAGTAGCATGGATATTAATGCTAGCAAATGGCATCATGCATATAGTCGGGCTAAGTTTTTTATTATTCATAGTTCATAATCCTTGCCATCGCTGGAAATGTCGTAGCGAACGACTCATTCCTAGTTTTATCAAAAAATTGAATTCGTTCATTGCGATTAGATGCAGTAACGTCTGTATGCTCGTTAGTTTGCATATATTCTAATGCAGTTTTTATAGTGTGATGATCTTTATGTTTAGCAGATTGGTAATGTTGCATTATCTCTTGTTTTGCATCTGTAGAAATAGCTCGTATGCTCCACAAACTATCAACAAAATGATTATCAAATACACCAAATCCTCGACTCGTGAAATATTCTACAAGATCATCTAGATACATGATATTAAAAATACTAATTGCCGGATCGATACCAACGTGCCATACATCTTTTTTAGTTTCAAAGAAATCTAGAACAGTGTTTACTGTATCCCAGCTACCATTCTTGCGTTGATATTCAAATCGTTCACCGATGTCGTCGATACTTAACGACATTGATACTTGTTTAAATTGGCTGAGTATATCAACAAGCTCTTGATCTGGTACATAGGTAGCATTAGTATTGTACCATACTTGTATCTCACTAAAATGTTTTAACTCTAGCAGTTTCTGTAATAATATCTTGTGTTCTGGTATCATCATCGGCTCACCGCCCATCATGTGTACAACACGAATATCGTTTAAGCTTTGGGTGTCTGTCCAAAACTTGTCAGAGTCTATCCATTTACATTGTTGATTATATTTATATTCGTCACTTTCTTTAAAAGGTAACACAGTAATACCATGCTGTACATTATAATCGTAAGTTTCTTTTAACCATTGAGAACTGTTTATCAGACCGCATATCCTACATTTTAGATTGCATCTATTACCAGCTTTCACTTCTAATTTTAACAGATTGGAATCTAATTTACCACCAGACATTACACTTTGCATGTAATTATCCAACGCCGGTACAGCACTAAATTTTATCCTAGGTGAAAATATATCATTAGATTTCCAACAAGCAGCACACGACGGATGTTGCTGGTTATTAGTAAATGATTCTCTGAATTTAACGTATACCGGATGTTCTAATACATCTGTTAACGATAGGTCATTAATGTTCAATCTATTGCCGTCGTTATCTTCTAATTGATCTGCCATGCAGCATGCTCTAACATCACCATTTGATTCTATAGCAGCATGCACAAACGGCATCGCACAAAAATTATTACCGAGCAGCCAATTTACAACTTTAGAATTGCTATCTAGTGACGACTTGTTAACCGTATCCATTTAATTTCCTCACTCTACAAACAATAATATTATCAGTCGTATAGATATTTTAAGCCAGCATACAGTTCTGGAAATACTGTTTTCCAGTTGGTGTTTCTAGATTTGTCTAGTCTATCTGTCAGGGCAATAAAACGTTTAAGTGCTGATTCGTCATACGTTTCCATATGCGAGTTTAAGTAGCTTATTAGCACTGCTATTTTCTTTTGCCGTTTGTCGTTACTACCTGCCCACGCGGTATATTTCTCAATAAGCAAAGCTTTTAGCTGTGTTGGCAATATCTTGACATCATACCAGTGCGGCGAATTAAGTATACGCACGTGATATTCTGTATCTGTCTTGTCAAAATAATCCAGCAGATTGGTAATTGTGAAACTGTTCAGTATCTGCCAGGTTGTCGAACTAGAACATTGTATGTTAGACACGTTCCAAGATCTTATAGTGTCTAGATTTTTCTCAATAGCATGCCATTTGGACGGATACCGTATATAATCGTTCTGGATACTATGGTCTTCTAAACTAGTCCTAAGTATAATAGTTTTAAAATGCTTCCATAGATCAAATGATCGAACATGTAAAGCAGTCATGTTAGTATCGTATTCTAACACTATATCGGCTGCACGACCGGCATCTATTATCTTCTGTAAGAACTCGTAATGAGGTTCTATGAGCATTGGTTCGCCGCCGACCAAATAAATCTGCTTCATATACGGTATCTTAGTCTCTAAAGTTTTCCAAAACTGTTCAGATTTCCACCAATCATATGCACCGCCTGCATCATATTTTCCGTTAGCTTTTTTTGTCAGTTTGATAACAGCGCCGCCATCAGTGTACTGTTCAGCGTTGTATAACATGACATAGTCATCATACCATTGGCTGCTACTACTTGGGTGGCACATCACACATTTTAGATTACAGAGATTTCCAAATCTCAGATCCCAGTAACTGGGTTGCCAATCAGTTCGACCGTTGATATCTGTATGTTGTTTAGCGGCATCGAGTGTAAACTCATCTTTATAGATACGGTTGGTTTGCAGGCGGCGACTGTTAGATCCGGCGTCTTCTTTTATCCAGCAAGTGTTGCACAATGGATGTTTTACACCATTTAGCAATGCCAATCTGATTTCTCTAAATGTATCGCCGTTGCGTACCTGATCAAAGTCAGCATCTCTAAAGTTGTAAGGATTGTTATCATCGTCTGACACTATCCCTTGATTTTCGTGGCTGTACATTAAGCAGCAGACTCTGGCTGTGCCATTTGGTTTAGTAGCCATACCAACCCAGGGTACAGCGCAGAAAGTGTTTGATGCAAGTTGTTTGGTCATGACACTATATTTTAGTCAAGATTACGGCGAGATACATTATAATAATGTATCTCGCCGTCTAATGTATTGCAAAGATAAACCTAGCAGCCCGGGTTACTTTTTTTATTAAGCTATAGCAGTCTGGCCACCCTGCTGTTGAGCACCGCCTGGTAACGGATCAGCCAAGTTCAATATCCTGATCGGTATATAGATGAACTCAATTGCCTTTTCTGGTTTGATAGCAATATCAATCCAGAGTTCGTTAGCATCGATACGAGCCGGAGTGTTGTTGCTGGTATCGCAGACCACAGCGTAGTCGTACAATGCACGCAGGCCAACTAGATTGCCCATGAAGCTGTTAAATGTGCTAGTCACACTTTGACGTGTTTGTTGATCGTTTGGTTCAAACAAGAACGGTTGTGCCAGCGTGTTCAAGTTGTAAGCCAAATAGTTGATCAAACGTGCAACGTTTACTCTGTCTAGAGCAGTTGCAATTGGGTTCAATGTCTTCTGTCCAAATATTACCAAACCGCGCCCAGGTATGAAACTGATTGGGTTAATTTTGTTGACATACAACACATCTCGCTGCCCTTGGTTCAAGCTCACTGGTTGATATGTACCATCTGACTTGAGGTAACCAACACTCTCAACTCCAGTAACCAATCCGCGGTTAAAGCCTGCTGGTGCAAACCATGGGTAAGCTACTTGGTCATTGTATGCATATGTGCGCAGTGCCATTTCACTTGGCGGTACAAACACGTTGTTACCGTCTAGGTTAGTGCTCAGTGCCCATGGGTAATATATACCTGCATACGGTGATGTAGTGATCAATCCATCTGGACCATTTAGTGCTGCGTTATTGGCATTAGTTGCCCATGCTTGCAAGCTAGTAGTATCTGCTGGCAATTCGCCGGGCGGGTCACCGATAATGAACGCAGTATTCTTACGATCAGTATTCAGTGTAACCATCTCGTCTAAGCACTCAATGTATCCAGGAGTTGCTAGCAAGTTGAAGTTGATCGCATCGCCTCTGATAGCTTGATTGCTAACCAACGATGCTTGTAGTGCTTGCACTACCATCCTGCGCTGAGCACTAGATCCCATGTACGGAGTACCATCCGGGCGGTTACCGCTAGCAGTAACCCATGCATTTGGATCATATCCTGCAGCGGTATCAACGTCGGGGAAGTAGTCTACCATGTATTCTTTCACGTTATATGTGCTGTAACGTGTGTTGAACAACATCATACCACTTGGATACAGTTCTGCATTTGGTGCATCACTGTCTACATAATCGCTGATCACCATAGCACTAGGTGCTTGGCTTCCTGTGGTCTTACCATCGTCGTTCCAACGTGCATCATTGAATATGATGCCTGACGGGCTACTGTGGTCAGTGTTGTCTACCAACGCAAATGTGCTTGAGGTGCCATCGTACCGATATATCTGTGGGTATGGTTCAACTGCCGAATCAACCCAGATATCGTTGGTTACAAGTGGCGTGCCATCGCTTTGTTCTGTTGGTTGGCTACCACTGATGATTGGACCATTTGGATCAGTTGCAGGGTATGCTTCTCTGTAGCCTTGCCAAATCTGTCCATCGCCAACCATGATATCAACTTGTAGATCGGTATTATACCACAGCGTACCATTAGCAGGTGCACCAGCAGGCGCAGTTGCTCCAGCAGTATATGTTAACGATACCCACGCACTACCATCCCAATAGTACAGGACCATGTTTGCTTCTGGCGGTATATTGCCGTCGCTGTCATAGCGTGCATACACCGTGCCTATTGTCTTGTTAGCACCAAATGCAGCATTGGCCACAGCATCGCTGCTGTACAATGGTACAGTACCGCTGTTTGGATTTGTGTTTTGCTGTACCCAAACAGTACCGTTATATTTCTTTACCACCAAGCTGGTGCCACGGTCTTGTGCAGTAGTGTTTATCCAAACGTTGGTAGCTGCAGTCTGTGCTAGCGTGCTAGGCACAGTCAGTGTTGGGTAATAACCTTGATACACCAGCTCTCGGCCAAACACATAGCCAACCTCTATACCAGAACCAGCTAACGGTGTACCGCTGATATCCTTGAGGACAAACTGCGTAGCGTTAGAGTTGGTTATCTTTAGATAGTTACCCGTTGCAACGCTAGCTACGATAGGACCACTTGGGAATGCAGTATTGATCGCAGCAACTACACCTGCTAGAGTGTTGTTTGGACTAGCGGGAACATTTATGGTTACAGCAGTGCCAGTGCCAGGATCTATGCTAAACGTATTGCTAGTAAGGAATGCCATGGTCACATTGAACGTAGCAGCAGAACCGCTGCCGCCAGTGACCGTTACTGGGTTGGTCGGAGCCACAGTGTATACTCCCGCTGTTAACACAGTTACTGTGTTAACTGTCCAGCCCAGTGTTACTGTAGCGCTGATACCGCTGCCGCTAGTTGAATTTGGAGTTACAGGGTTGCTTGGATTCGCAGCCGCACGCTGTCCACCGCTGACTATTGATAGTGTAAGTATTCCACCACTACCATCTACAGTGTCAACTTCTAATACAACTGGGCTGGTATTGCCAGTGCTGAAAGTCAGCCTGTCGGCGGCCGCATAACCGCTACCTGTAGCAGATATTGATGCAGCTATCACTTTCACGCTGGCCACAGCCAACTGTGCGGCCACCGAACTTGTACCGCCAACAACATTGAGGGTATCACCAACTATGTAACCAGTGCCTGGTGCAACTGTTACAGCACTGCCAACTGACAGCGTTGCAGCCACATAGCTAGGATTGGCAACGGTACCTGTTACACTACCGTAATAGGTCTGGGTAATAGGCATACCTGCAGTTTGCCACGGGTGTGTGAGATCAGCTTGGTTGCTGATGTCATTGAAATATGTGTCAGTGCTGTCATAGTTGGTTATGGTTAGATAGTTGTTATTACCAGAAGTTGTTATAGATGCATATGCATTGTAGCTAGCATTGTCGAGTTCGGCATTAATTTCTGCAACAAACGACGCTAGTGTTGTACCGGGTAACGTTATGGTAATTGGGCTAGCGCCGCCAATGCTGATAGTGCATGAACTCAATGCAGTAAATGTTGGATTAACAACAGATCCTGTGATCACTCGCGGCGTTGCTTCTTGCCAACCCCAACCCGGATAGCTAGCATCGGTACTACCAACTTTGAACCACCATGCAGCAGTGTCGCCGTTTAGAGTGGTCTGCGTGATCTTCTGCCATATGCTGTTCTTTTTCAAACTGTCATATTGATTGGTACTGTATGCGTCTACTACAAAACTACCAGATGTGCCAAATGCTGCAGCAGGTACTATGTAATTGACGGGCGATGTACTTGCAAAACCAAGATTGGTGAGTATGGTAGCATTTGAGCTAGTTAGAACAATAGACGTATCAATATCGCTGCTTACTATGCGCAGATAGTACATGTCGGCGATCGCAGTAACCTGCACATCTGGTTTACCTGTACGAGCATAGATAACTGCCGATATGCCATTCTGATGGATCACTGAATTATTGATTGCGCTAGCAACATCGCTGAGGCTCATACCAGTTGTAAGTGCAATCACAGTACCGTTAATGACTAGATTGTTGGATACCGTTATTAGTGCTGTACTGGCGCTAGTACCAGTTGAAGTACCCTGCACAATGTTCTCGAGATATGTAGCTGATGTTAACACAGTTGGAGTCTTAGCTGCCCAGCTCAGTGCGCTGTTAACGTTACCGTTGCTAGTGAATATTCCCCAAGTTGACTGCGACGTATCAAACCAATATTGATTAACTGCTGCTTCTCCAGTTGGCTCAGTTGTGGTCGGTACCATCTGTGTGAGATCTACATCCCCTCTGAGCACATATGCCGTATTTGCAATACCAAGATATTGATATGCAGTAAACAAACCTAGTTCATTCAGCTGGTTATCATATTGAGGTGTACCCGCTGTGGTGTAAAATGTTGGAACTCCAAATGTCTGTACCAGATAACGCTGGCTGCTGATGAGGTATAATTGGTTAGCATTTGCAGCAGTTGTACCCGGTGCATAGACTGAACTGCTACCGGGTTGTAGTTTGTCTGCACCAGTTGCTATCATTATTAGAGGTATAGTTCCGAGTCCTGCGCTGGCATATGCGCTTTCATCACTAACTGTTACGCTAACGCCTGGTGATACTAAAGTGGCCATATTGGAAATCTCCGTTGGATGTGTGCTGATTCTATTTATCAGCACCGCAGTAAAAAACCATAATTTGTACCATGCAGTCGAAGATCAAACCACTTGATCGGCTAGCAAAAATATGCTATTATGTTAAGACGGAGAACACGATGATCATTGGCATATGCGGACTGATAGGCAGCGGTAAAGGTACTGTGGCAGACATGCTCGAAAAAGAGCACCAATTTATAAAGGTCAGTTTTGCTGACAGTCTCAAGGATGCAGTGGCTGCAGTGTTTAACTGGCCAAGATATCTGCTAGAAGGCGATACTATTGAAAGCAGAGAATGGCGAGAACAAGTTGATGATTGGTGGGCTAAAAGATTAGGTATGCCAGATCTCACCCCACGTTGGGTGCTGCAAGTATGGGGCACAGAAGTCTGTAGGCATGGCTTCCATCAGGACATCTGGGTTGCAAGCATTGAGAACAAGATGCGCGATCCAGAGAAAAATTATGTAATACCAGATACGAGATTTCCGAATGAAGCAACTGTCATACGCAAGCTAGGCGGGCAAGTTTGGCAAGTTAAACGAGGCAACGACCCGGAGTGGTTTCGACAATATCAAAACCATAATATCATACCAACTGATGTACATCCTAGCGAATGGGAGTGGGCACGTTGCGACTTTGATGCGATCATCGAAAACGATGGGTCGCTTGACGATCTCAGAGATAACGTGTTAACTTGGTTCAAGTTGTATCGTATCGCTGAACACTTGTTACCTAGACGTAAATAAAACTGTATTAGAAGGATATCAAATGCACGCATCAGAGTCTATCATGTTGTTTGATGGCAGCGAAAATCCAGCTAGCATGATTGCTGCAGAAAAAGCCGCGTTGGTTGGACATACTGTGAGCACTGTTACCTATCCCGGGTCCGGACTTGATACTGTTGATAATCATCGCTACATGCTAGATATTGAGCATTTGAAAGACGCGAATCGGTATCTGCTGCGTGCTAACAAGAGCATGCATAGATCGTGGCCTAGACAACAGCTATCAGCAGACAATGCACTGCGACGAGATATGTGGATAGCTCGTTGGACGCACTGCATCTATGTGTTTGGTTTGTTCACACAAGATGCCAGCCTATTGAAGATTGGTACCGATGTTGCGTGGACAGCACAGATGTATGTAGACAGGTTCTTGTATGATCAAGAACCAATCGGCCTCTGTGAACTATTCATGTTTGACATGAAAAGCGAATCGTGGTGGCGGTGGCAGCAACAATGGTCCAGGACTGATACTGTGCCAGCACCAGATGGTGTGTACACAGTGTTAGGAACTGACAAGCTAACTAATGCTGGCAAAGCTGCATTGAAAGATCTTTGGATTTAACCAATGATGATGCCAAGCGGCATTGCATTGTCGATATAGAGATCGATGTCTTTTTCCAATTTTTCCATGGTTGCAGCAGCTTCTTGCTTGAGTTCTGTACCTTTAAGAGTGGTCCCGCCTTGAGGTCCTGCAATGCTTTGAAACTTGCTATAAGCTTCGCCTAGCATGCGCTGGCACCAAGCTAACGTGTAATCTCTGATCCAAGGACGAGCAAATGGGTCGCGCAGTATCACATCGTCTGGACGATACATGTATGCCCATATTAAGATCTGTTCATTGCCGCTAGGTCGACGCACAATGCTCAAACGTTTGGTAACAGTGTCAAACGTAAAGTTGATGTCGCGTCCAAACATGCGCCCTGCTTGATCAAGATATTCGTAGAACAGTTCGTATGTCAACAGTCCTGCGCTGTATCCGCCGCCAGCACCAGCCTGCAACAGATACAGGTTAGTGTAGGCCAAACTGAACGGATCGATCTGCGTACCACCAGTGATACCACCTAGACCACGACGGAACAGCTGCCTTACTGACACTACATTGTCTGGTAGATAATACTCAGTGATGTTGTTTTCGAGACGTAGAAACAGATAGCTTTCTTCGTCTGCGTTACCGCTGCGTTGCCTATACCTATCAAAGCTTAGTTTGAGCGCAGTAGTGTAATGATTTGGATCAAGTTCAATGTCGACCATGCCGCCGCCCAACATCAACTGGACTTCGTCTATGATTTCTTGCTGTAGCGGAGTGGCCATGTGATATCTCCCTCGTGATATTTATCGCTAAGATGAGGTCGATGGTTACCTAACTACTGCATATCGCACAAAGCTTATGCTGCTGGAACGTATAATATATGTTTGACGATCAAAAATCAGCACACCAGAACCAGTTATGTCAGTTGCAAGCTTCATGATATCGCGGCAGTATCTAGTTGGTTTCTTAGGTACTACTGCATTTAATCCGCGATTGTACAAGGTTAACGCAGTACACCAATCGTTGTCAGCTTCATCTAACGCCATGCGCAGATAGATCATGCTGTACTCTAGATTGACCTCTGGTGTTAACAAGGATGCACACTTGCCCTTGAGTCCGATTCCTTTAGCCGTACCGCACCTGATCTGACCCAGACCATAGTTACCTTGACTCAGGACTCTCGCATTCCAACTACTCTCATACGTCACGACAGCGAGTGCCAGCGAGGTTGGCACGGTATGTTCCTGGGCCTTGTCAGCTGTAAGCTGAACCAACGATGAGATGCTGTAGTTCTCATCCTTAGCACTAGCAACATTACAGCAAAAGCATGCAATACTGATAGCTACGACCATAGCCATTTTCTTCATTGGCATGCTATTTAATCCTAATTGTTTGAAAAAGTCAAGTTAACCGCAGATCACTTGAAAACTTTTATGATCATCGTGTCTTTATTGAGCTTTCCAGTTACTGGATGTTTCTTGCCGTTAACATCTTCCATCACGACATCAATGCGTCGCAAGTTGGTAGCATTGCGCAGTTGTCTAAGTACCATCTTAGGATCACGCAAGTGTTTAGCATATACTTGCTCAGTAGCAAAGCCGGTTAGTTTGTTGCCGCTAATGCCCAACCCAGCGTCTGTGCTGCTACTATAGAAAGAAACTTTGCGAGTTTTAGCATTATAAACAACTGCTACCTTGCTGCCAGGAATCATTGCCGGATTCATGCCTGCCATGTCAGTATCGAGGTCAACTGCCTTGAACTTGGCTTTGCTAGCTTGTTTAATACTCTTAGTCGTGGCACCTCGGTTATCGCGTATGGCTTTAGCATTGCCTGTGCTTGTAGCTAAGATGTTCACCACTGTGATGATAGATTCAACTCGCTCTGCTACGAACGGATTGTCTTTTTCCTTGATAGCATCGCTAAAGCTTTCCTTGAAATGATCATATAGCCGTTTGAGCATCTGCTGGTTTGGTTCTGACCTAGCCAGGAATTTTTTGGCACGCTCGGTAATTTCGTCTACGTTATTGCGGTAGCGATAGCTGATAGCTTCTAGCATGCTATAGAGATCAACGTATTCAACATTGCGCTTTTGGATCGTAGTCAACTTACGCTGTTCTTCGTCGTCAACTAGTGCAACTTTGACCTGCAGCAGTTCTTCAACTTTTGCATCAAACCAAGTTTTGGTATTTTCTGGCATCACAGCACCGTGCTGCACTACAAACGCGATACGGCCAATCATAGCATAGTGATAAGTTGGTAGTGCATCCCAATGACCTTGTTCGTCAAGATCACGGTTAAGTTTAGCCCAGATTAAGAAATACTGTTTCAGGGTAACATAGTCGATTTCTATGCGAGTCCAATCCATAGCATCGCGCCATGCTTTAGCGTAGTCATCGTTCTCAGGCCCTGCTGCTGAGAAATCCACACCCTTCATCTTGCGCGGAGAAATGGTCGATTCTTCTATCATCTGTACCCTCCATTATGTTAATAATAGCATAGTTTTTGTATTTGTCAAGCGAATCAGCTGGTTTTTTCGATATTATGCAAGCAAAATCAATGATATAGATATGAGATTTACCCGGATAAATATCTCTGCTAACTATGAGGAGATCGCAGTGCCACCATTAACCCTATGGAAAGGCGCAGCCGTAAGGACTAACGATTACCGGCTGTTTGATCGCTTGATCAGCGAGCAATTTCGGGTTGGCGGAACTGAATTTTCTATACACAAATATCTTGGTCCAAAACCGTCTGGGGAAACTGGCGATTTCACTTTACCAAATACTGCACTAGATGCACTTGACTCTGGGCAAAGCAATGTGTTAGAGATACAAGACGTGCTTAACATGGAAATACGTGATCGAGCATACGATCAAGACGTTATAGCTTTAAAAGGTCACTATGCTGTAAGCGACACTGAATTTGATCTCAGGCAGTTTGGGTTGTTCCTCAGCAATGAAACCATATTCATAACATTCCATCTCAATGACATGGTCAATAGTATCGGTCGCACGTTGATGAGCGGAGATGTTATAGAGATACAGCATCGCAGAGATGACCTTGCATTAGGCGATTTTGTGTTAGCCAAATACTACGTTGTGCAAGAAGGTGCAAGGCCCGCAGAAGGTTATGGCCCGTCATGGTGGCCCCACATGTGGCGAGTCAAATGCGACCCAATCACTG